CGACATCATCAAGGAGATGTTATGGAAATCCTAAATCAGAATTGGGATTTAATGATTGCTCACCCACCTTGTACCCATTTATCAGTAAGTGGCGCAAGGTGGTTTACTGAGGGCAAAAAGCCAATGCACTTACGAGATGACGCAATAGCTTTTGTTCAAAAACTTATGGACGCTGATATAAAACATATCGCAATAGAAAATCCCGTAAGTGTCATCTCATCTTATATAAGAAAATCCGACCAAATGATTAACCCATATCAATTCGGTCATAAAGAATACAAAAGAACTTGCTTATGGTTAAAAGATTTACCCAAGCTAATTGAAACTGATAATGTGAAAGCAGAAACAGATCAATTACACCCCAAAGAAAAAAATAGAATTTGGTGGTTAGGAAGTGGCAAAGGTAAAGAAAGGAGTCTGTTTTATCAAGGAATTGCTAAAGCTATGGCAAAACAATGGGGTGATTATATTACCCAAAACAAAGGAGAAGAAAAATGAATATCTGTATTACTACAGTTGCAACCAAATATGGAGTAGATGTTATCTTAACAAGAACTGCCCCAAACGAAAAAGAGTTAGTTGGCCTTGAACATAAATGGGCAAACGAATTTGATCTCGTAGAGGTTGATGCAAATTTTATAAGGTCTACATCAATAGATGATATTCCTTACGATATTATTAATGTTATTGGGGTTGAAAATGAATAAAAATCAAAACCTGAAACTAATAAAAATCCCGACAAATGGCTTAACTTCGTTAAGGGTAAGGCTTGGGTTGGGTAAACAAAACGCCTTAGAGAGCATCTCAGAAGGTCAATTTTTTAAAAAGGGGGTGAATAATGGCCAAGATAATAACTAATTTCGGCAACGAAAGGTTTGAGGGAACTAGCGAAGAATTTAGACAAGTGCTAAAAACTAAGTTAGCTGCCCCCGACCAAATGAAATCATTTAAAGTAATTACGAAGTGGACAGGCTATTCAGAAATAACTGTTCAAGCTGAAACCGAAGAACAGGCTTTTGATTTAGTTGAGGAGAAAAACTACGATCCTAACAAAGAAGTCTTAACAGGCAACGGACTTGATTATGGTTATGAAGATGAAGAAATTGTTGAAGTCAATGAAATTAAGGAGAACGAAGATGAGTAAAACTATTTATATAAATAGAGAAGATTGTTATGGCAATTTTGAAACAGTTGATGAATTTACAGAAGGACGAAAATACGCTAAAGAAATGCTTACAGAATATCGTTTCGGCGATCGTTCTGCATATTATTATATGAGTCAAAGATGTTGCAAAGATTGGCTAATGGAAACCGAAGATGAGGCCTAATCCTCGTCTTCTTCTTCGGCTGCTTTAGGGATAGGTCTAACTTGTTTTTTTTCTGGCCCTTTATCTTCAATGGGTTCTTCCCCGACAATTTCCCCGACTTCTTCAGATCCCGACTTGTCCTCGATCTCAATTCCCGACTTATGCTCAATAGCTTGTTTGCCTAATAAATCAGCCAGACGTCTTTCAACTTCTCCCCGACTCATTTGATCTACTTTCCCATGCAAGACTTCCCGACGATCAACGATTAAACCCCCGACTTTCAAAAGTAAGTTCTGAGCGTTAATGGCGGCCGTAAAATTTCCCTGCGCCCAGGCGTCATCTCTTAATTTATACAAATCTTCAACAGCTTTCTCATGTGTCAGTTCAAACTTCTTCTTGGCCTCGATCATCAGTCTTTCATATTCCCGACGTACGTGAGCATATTTTCCGTCAGGAGTCATGTACCGACTAACAACTATTGGATTTTTAAACCCTGCCTTCTTTGCAGCTTCCGTAAATGAAAGCGTGGGATCGTTAACTGCATTCCAAACTAACAAACGCTGTCGCTTAGTTAGATTTTTTTCATGCAAGTTGGCGTATTCAATAGGCATATCATCTACATCTTCAAGTGTAGGCTCAACCTTAATACCTTTTCTAAGTCTCCTTTCTGGGTTTTTGCTCATCTGCTACCTTATAACTGATTAATCGTCCGTTAAAATACCTAACTAATTCTACTACATCTGGTCTTTCTAGCAAATCTATAACTTCTGGCGGTAAAACTTCCCGACATTTCTTTACTAATTTATACACATCTTCTCCTACTTTTGTCAGAGCTCTTGACAAAACTCTGACAAAACTATCAATACCTCTCAAAGTACTACTAATACAGTAAATAATTATATATATTTTATTATATTTATACCTATATATATACTTTTGTCATACTTTTCTTTACTCCCCCCTTTATTTTACGATTATGAGGTAAATATAAGGGTTATTTAAGGGGTGTCTTGACAATATGACAAAACGCCTAAACCCTACTACTATCACCTTTCCAGCTGTCAGAGACTTCTGACACTCTGACAAAACTAAGCCAATTCCAGCCAAAATCGACCCAAAAGGGGGTACTTTTGTCAAAGTTTTATGACAAAACTATTCGGGATCTTTTTCTTCTGTTAAGAACTCGGGAGTAAAGACGATTTCTTTCTCCATTCCAAACTCTGCATTTAGAATATCGTCGATCTTTCTAACGCCTTCTTCGACCGATTGCGCGTAATTCAGAGTTTCGGTTACGCCGTAAGTAAAGATAAGTAAGGCAACAAATTCTGCGTCAGCTCCTCTGGAAATAAAATCTTCAAAGAGTGTATCGAGTCTGCGTCGACCTTCTTCGATTGTGGGTGGGCCCTTCTCCATTTTAATTATCTTCATTCAAATAGTTTAAAGGATAGTGTCGCAGCAATCAAACATCCATATTTTTTAAGATGTGCGTAATCACTTCAATCGTCCAACCATTCCCTAAACATTTGAGTCTCTGCGTTGTTGAAACGCAATCGGTGTAGTTATCTGGAACTGTTTGCAACCTCTCCGCTTCAATCGGAGTAATCTTTCGCCAATAAACATCCTGATCTTTATCTCTAGTAAGGCTAATCATGTGATCGTTATTTAAACCAGGCGTAACTGTTCCGACCTTACCATCTTCTCTGGGTACAATCTTCTTGGCTCGAAAAGGCGTATGATCTTTGCCTGTCTTTTGTTTGCTTTCTCGTCTTAATCGTTTTGCTTCTTCCGTTCTTACTTCTCGATACGATTGAACAACCACTTTTGGTTCAGTATTACCGCCCCCGCAAGTAGTAACAACAGGAGACTTACCATCTTCTGAATAAACTCTTTTTAAAATATCGTGTCCGTTTACATCTATAGCCGTTGCTATTTGTTTGGGGGTATCGTGGGTTTCTGCTGAGTTTTCAAACGAATTTGTTTCTAATATATCCCGCAAAACAATCCCCCTTTGTTCGGGTTGGGTAATGTCTGGTATGTTTGTCCAATACCAACGCACTCTGTTTTGAGCTGAAACAAGAGCTGAATTGATCTTGATTCTTTCAATACCGAAAGGAAGTTCGGGATAACAGGACGATACTTGCTCTGAAATGACATCTAAGAACTCTTTTTTCATATTGACATTCTCTAATAAGAAATATTTAGGTTTAATTTCTTTTAACAACCTAATAAATTCAAAAAACAAAGCGGATCTTGGATCGTCAAAGGCAAGCTGCTTGCCCGCAAAACTAAAACCCTGACAAGGCGAGCCAGATAATATTAAATCTATGTTTTGGTAATCTTCAGCCCTAATGTCGCAAACATCTCCGATTTGAATAATCTCTGGGTAATTGTTTTGACTGACTTGAATGGCGTATTTGTCTATTTCGCTTGCGTAATACTTATCAACTTTAATGCCCAGCCGATCTAAAGCGATCATTCCGCAACTCATTCCGTCAAACAAACTTAATACATTCATATTTTTTCTCCTAAAAGGTGAGGTGTGTATCGTTGCAAGACTACACCTCAAAGTCTCTGGAGACGAGGATGAATAAACCTCGTCGCAACTGCACTTCTATTGTTTATACAAGCCGAATGATTGCCTGTTCGCGATTAGCCTTCGCCGTACTTCCAACGGCATTCTTCTTTATAATCATTCCAAGTCTGCTGTATCATTCCTGGCGAATACAGATAATTGATGTCATACATGCGATCGCAAAACTCTTGAAAGTTTTCGCAATCACCTACGACTATCTGAGCATCTGCTTGAATGTCGATAAGTAAATCTCCTGTCTTACTCATATCTCCTCCTATATCTTTTTAGTGTAGTTGCTACTACTAATTATTTCTGCAAACGCCACGCCGATAACTTTGTGGAGTTTACCCTCTAACAAGAAAGCCTGTCTTTCAAACTCTTCTTGTTCCTTTGTTGTCATCTGACTCCAATCAACAATGACATCCTCTGGATTTTTGACAACCTGATTGACCCAAGCAATAACCACATCAGACAATTCATGTTTGACTTTAGTTCTAACTGTAACTTTTTTGCCTTGATATTCAACCATGTTAATGCGTCTTAATCTTTCTCTTTTCGACCTCGGCCAAGTTATTAACCATATCGATCAAGCGATCCTTGTCAGCTTCTATTTGCTGCAAGGTTGCGTCTGGGTTAGAAATCTCAACGCTGGCAGACTGCAAATAAACTTTAATGATTTGGCATACCAATTGTTGTAAGTAATCTCTAGTGTGGTCTACGTAATCTGACATTCTTTTATCTATCGTCATTTATGTTCTCCAAAATAAATATACCTTTAGTATATCAAAAGGTGTTTACAAAGCAACTTAAATTTTATACTATTAGTGAAATAATTAATCAGGAGAAGATTATGTCAATGACAGAAATAGATTTTATAAGGGAAGGTATGAAAGCTTTACAACCAGGATTACCAGCTCCCAAACATACTTCGGATGTAGAAGAAGACATGCAATCAACCGAAAGGTTGAGCAAGTTTGTTGAGTACATTCGCCAACATCACCCAGCTTTATTTGAGCATGCTTATAAGGAGGCATCCAAATGAGTATTGAGATAGATCAAAGGTCTGAAGTTTCTGCGTATATAAAGGTAGGAGATATAACTATATATGTAGAGCACTCAGGCGCGGCTCCAGAATTTATTGATATTTGGAGAAATACTGAAGAAACCTTATTTACAAACGATGCTTGAGTTTTTTCTTTGGATCTTAGGTGTGATAGCCACTTACCTTGTAGGTGGCTTGCTTTATTTTATTTGGTTAATGAATAAACATTTATGAAAGAACTAAAGAAAGAGCGGGAAGTTTTAGTTCAAGCAAAGTTTTATGTAGATAAGGTAGATCCAAACGCTCCCAACATACCAGATTTATTGAGAGATAAGTTTGAGACTGAGGTAGATAGAAACAATATATTTTTTTCTATTTGCATACCAGGAGACAACAGAAAAATAGATATAGAAGAAATAATAAAACAAAACAACGATCTCTTACACCAAGTTAAGTTTTGGCAAGAACTATATTTAAAGGCTATTGACCCAAAGTGAGAAAATGTCCTATATGCAAGGAAACAAAAGAATTGAACTCAGTAAACTTTCCCAATAGAAAACTAAAGAAAGCTCCGCCTTTTAGGTGGGAGTGTCGATCTTGCTATAACGAAAACAAAAGAAACAAACCTTCTTATTGGGCGCATAAGATGTTATCTGGAGCAAGGCGCAGAACTTTGGACAGGGGTTGGCCGCCTTGCACTCTTAAACCTCAAGATATTTGGAACGTATGGCCAGAAGATTTTAAGTGTCCAGTTCTTGGTATTGAGCTTGTGCATGGATATGAAAACAGATACAACTCACCCACAATGGAGAGAATAGACAACAACAAAGGTTATGTTATAGGCAACATTCTTATTGTTTCTCATCGGGCCAACTGTATTAAAAGCGACGGCACTTGGCAGGAGATAATGGCAGTTGCAGAATTTTATAAACAACTAGAGGAAAAAAACAATGGCAAAGACTTGGATTAAAGAAAAAATACAAAGTATTAAAAAGAAAACATCTATTGGCGACTCAAGGCTTAGCCGAGGCGCTGGAACTAACAAACGCAAAACGCGTAAAAAATATAGAGGTCAAGGAAAATGAGAGGTGTAAATTATCCGTGCGGTTGGTTTGACGTTGAACAATTACCAGGGGGATCAAGAGAAAATGACTCAGTATAAAAAAAATGTAGAGAAGCAAAGAAAAAAACTTCAAGCTGAAGAAGATGATAAAAAAATAGTTTGGTATGAATATCAAAAAGGCGCTGGAGAACATTTTAGAAAATTAAAATATGCAAGCGGTAAAGAAACTAAAACTAATTTTGCAAATAAAGATGAAGAATAAAAAGGCTAAAACAATTAACAGGCTTGATCGAATTATGAAGTCTGGCAAGTTATCTAAAGTTGTAAAGAAAGTTTTTCCTAAAAAGAAAAAGAAGTAAATGCCGTTAAGAGATTACCAACAAGAAGCTCTAGATGCTTTAGAAAATTATATTGCTATAGAGGACGGCAATCCTTTGGTTGTTATGCCAACAGGCTCTGGTAAGTCTCATGTGATTGCAGACTTTGTGCTGCATATGAATGAACAAAAAAAACAAAAAACTTTAATTGTTTCGCATGTTAAAGAAATACTTTTTCAAAATTATGAAAAGCTACAAGACGCTTGGCCTTATGGAGATATAGGTTTGTATGGCAACAGCTTAAAGAGTCGAGATACAGATAACGATATTATCTATGCTCAGCTTCAATCAGTTTGGAACAAGGTAGATCAACTGCCCTTATTCGATCTTCTCGCTATTGATGAAGCGCATCTTGTTCCAAAAGACGGCGAGGGAATGTACCGCTCCCTCGTTGTCGCCCTTAAAGAACGCAACCCAAATTTACGTGTGGTTGGCTTTACGGCTACTCCATACAGACTTAACTCTGGTATGTTGACTGAAGGCGAGGGATATATCTTTGATGATGTCGCAATAGACTTTGGTAGTGGTGATAACTTTATTCGGCTGATTGATGACGGCTACTTATCACCTCTAGTAACTAAATGTATGGATACTGAGTACGAGATTGATGATATAGGTTTGAGAGGGGGTGAGTTTATTCAAACAGATTTGCAGGCCAAGATGAACGATAGCGGCCGAACCAACAAAGCCATGCAAGAAGTTTTAATCAAAGGCGCAAACAGAAAACAATGGTTAATCTTTTGTGCTGGTATCAATCATGCGGAAATGGTCAGCGGTATTTTAAATGCCAACAATATAACCTCTCGCGTGGTAACAGGAGATACAAATCAAAACGAAAGAGATCAGCTAATAACAGATTATAAAGCTGGCAAGATTAGAGCTTTGGTTAATTGCGATGTGTTAACAACAGGTTTTGATGCGCCAAATACAGATTTAATTATAATGCTGCGACCTACACATTCACCAGGCTTATATGTGCAAATGATGGGTAGAGGCATGCGTATAGCAGAGGGCAAGAAAGATTGTTTGATTTTAGACTTTGCCAAGAATATTGAACGTCATGGCCCTATCAATCAAATAGCGCCCAACCAAAAAGGCAAGCGCAAAAAAACAGGCGAGGCTTTGGTCAAGAGCTGTCCAGAATGCCAATCATATGTACCTAAAGCTGTAACCACTTGCCCTGATTGTGGCTATGTCTATCCTATGCGTAAGCTAGAGCTAGAGCTGGTTGCATCTAAGTTAGATATTATTTCTAAGACAGCCAAAAAAGAACGCTACGATACCAAGGTTATAAACATGTGGTTTGGCAATCATCAGAAACAAGGCAAGCCGTTGCCTGTATTAAAGGTCAGCTACAAGACACCCAATAAGATTATTAGTGAGTACATCTGCTTTGAGCATTCGGGTTATGCAAGAGAGAAAGCTGTGGCTTGGTGGAACAAAATGGTAAGTGGTGATAGCTTGCGAAGATCCCCACCCTCTACAGTAGATGAAGCTTTGTTTAGACAAACAGAAGTTAACAAACCAGATTTAATTAAAGTCGATTATTCGGGCAAGTTCCCTAATATCGTTAATCATATTTATGCAGATAGGTAAGCCAACACGTTGTTATCCATTTAGGAAAGAGACGGGAGATTTTATGTTTATACCTTATGACTATACAGAAGCAGAATTAAAATATGTTGGCGGTGGTAGAAATACCTTAGAACAAATAGAAGATTTTTGGGATTCGATAGGAAACCCTATGTATAACAAGCAACTGTCTTTTGAAGGCAACATGCTAAACTTATACAATAAGTTGCGGTATTGGCCTCAGCCAATGCTTAATGATAGTGTCGTGCAAACGATGATTTTGGAGTATGAATATGATAATAGAAGAACTAAAAGAGTTTGAGTCTGAGCAAAAGGGCGACACCCTGGTGTTCTCAGATATACCTAACCCTGTTTACCATGCGGGTGTTGGTATTAGTAGCAGTAAGATTAGAGCCTTTGGCAAATCGCAACTGCATGCGGTGGAGAGAGTCCAAGAGACAACTCCTGCAATGAACTTTGGTACAGCTGCTCACGCTTTGCTGGTAGAAGGTGAGGAAGCTTTTAACCAAACAGTAGCAGTTGTAATGGGATCTCCCTATACCAATGCCAACAAAGAACTGAAAAAAGAGTATGAGGAGCGCGGCCTAACAGTTATTAAAGAAGCTGAAATGACAGCAATTAAAGGTATGAAAGAGCATATGATTGAAGAGGGCAACATCTACCTTAACGCTGAAGGCAAAGTAGCAGAGGCTAGTTTCTATTGGTATGAAGGCGAGGTTCTTTGTAAATGCCGACCAGATGTTATCTGTCCGCCAGTCCAAAGCCCATACCCAGACAACGCCATATGTGTAGTGGACTACAAGACCACCCAATCATGTGATCCAGTAGAGTTTGCTTATTCAGTTAAAAAATATGGCTATGATATGCAGGCTGCTTGGTATCGCAGAGGTATGGAGAAAGCTGGCTTTAAATTAGATGAGTTTGTCTTTGTAGCGCAAGAGAAGGTCTACCCATACGCATCTAAAGTATTTATCATCTCAGAAGAACAAATGAATCTTGGCTGGGAAAAGATGGAAGGCTTTTTGGAGCTGTACAAAAATCACTCAGAAGGTGGCCATCTATCTGTTTATAACTCGCCTAATATCGTTACACTAACCTTGTGAATCCATACAAAATAAACGGCCCAGCATTAATTAGTTTTAGTGGTGGCAGAACTTCTGCTTATATGTTGTATCACATAATTCAAGCACACAATGGAAAGCTGCCAAAAGATTTATATGTGATCTTTGCCAATACAGGTAAAGAATGTCCAGAAACATTAGATTTTGTTAAAGATTGTCAAGAAAAATGGGGTGTAAGCATTATTTGGTTAGAGTTTGATTGGATCGGTGGTGATAAACAGATCACAAAAATAGTTAATTATGAAACAGCAAGCAGAAATGGTGAACCATTTACAAAAATGATTAAGTATTTCAAAACAAGAACCGAACTAAATACACCAGGCAAATATGACAAAGATTCAGCATTATTGCCAAATCCTGTTGCTAGATTTTGTACTGATAAATTAAAAATTGTAAGAATTAACGATTACATGAAGCAACAAGGCATAAAGATTTACGATACTGTTCTTGGTCTTAGGTATGACGAACCAAGAAGGGTAGCTAGACAAAAAGCAAAAAATACACAAAAGAAATTTAATTTAACACCTCTTTACGAAGCCAAGGCAACAAAAGAAGATGTTAATAACTTTTGGAGAAAACAAAATTTTGATCTTAATTTACCAATTATAGACAACGAAACCCCTCATGGTAATTGCGATTTATGTTTTTTAAAAAGCAGAAAAAAAATTAACCAAATTATTAAAGAGGATAAGTCAAAAGCAAAGTGGTGGGCGGAAACTGAAGAAAAATTTAATAATAGATTTAGAACTGACAGACCAAGTTATAGAGAATTAATTACTTTGGTTGATGTGCAACAAGAGTTTCCATTTGATGACGATAACATGGATTGTTTTTGCCATGATTGATTATAAATTCAAGGAAGATATTACTCTTGCTGAGCTAAAAGATTATATAGACAGCACCTACGATCAGCACTATGCCAAGGGCAAGTACCAGGCAACAGATATGATTGTAGATGCTGGTTTTGGCGAAGGGTTTTGTATTGGTAATATAATGAAATACGCCATGCGCTATGGCAAAAAAGACGATAAGAAAAAAGAGCTTCTTAAAATCATTCACTATGCAATGATTGCTTTGTACGTCAACGATCAATAAAAATTATGCTAGGATGATAGGTATGTTATTTCCTAGCATTCCTCAATATCTGTGCGTCTATGAGATAGACAGCAACCTGCATATGGTTGTTTTACAGGCCAGAAACTCTGATACCGCAGAGCTATTTGCTTTGCTTCGTTCTATGGAAGAAAGTTCCGATTATACGTTTGGAAAAATTTTAGACGTTAGTGAAATAGATCCTGCTCACCATATTAGTCTAACCATTCATTAAAAGGTAGAGCGCTTTTCGACAATGCCTGCGCTCTCAAGACACTTTACAGGACCAGACACTAAGGGATAACTCTTATTAAGGCCCCTGTCTAAAAAAGTGCTAGGTAGGTACATACTATCTAAATGGGGGGAGATAATACCTTTAAGGCTTCCTAGCAAAGCCTAACAATTACAAGCTTGGTTTAGCTGGAGCTTTGGCTTCAGAAGTTCCTTCTGTTACCCAAGCTGGGGTGTCGTCTGCTTGTTTAGGCGACATCTTTTCCAACGGCTTGAAACCCTTGATATTGTTTTTATCGTCGGGATAGTCAGGATTTTTACTTTTCTCAATGCCAAAAGTACAAATCACTTTGTTACCAACCAGCTCGCCACCATTAGCGGGTGGGTTGTCTTTTCTGCCTAACGCTTTGACCAAGCCAGAGAATTTCCTAGAGGCTATCTCTCTAACCATTTCTTGCTTTTCAGCGTCGCTATTTTTGTACCAAAGGTTTAGATTGTCTCTAGCAATCCAGCCTTTGTATTTTTCACCACATACTTTGACCTCTAACGCAAGATAGTCGTTGCCATTGCTAGAAGTAGTCTTCTCGCATTTGCTTATCTCTGTTAAATAGTCCCCTTCTGGAATAGTAGATTCACCACTACCACCAGATTCAAAATCAAACTTGACGTCTGCAAAATCGCTCATTATTTTTCTCCTTTTGAAAATCCAAGTTTATTAATAATATATGTCAAGTTAGGTTCTTCAAAAGAATCTAGCTTGCCACTCCTATCCTTAGCGATGTAATTATCCCCAAGAACTGTTTGCAACCAACGATTGGTTACTTTTTTCCCTTCATCATTTTCTTCGGTGAAAGTCCTAAGACACAACACTTCATCAAAGAAGTAAGGAATTTGGGTAGGTAGTTTAGCGCCAACCATCATTGGTTGATAATGAAACATACCTGTTGCTTCGTCTCGAAGCTTGTCCTCTTTAGCAACAAAAATAACGTGCATTTTAAGATCTCTAAACCTACGCATCGTTCTAGTCATTACATTAATAACTTCTCCGTAGGCTTGTCGAGGATCTTTAGACCTTGCTTTTTCTTGCGCTAATAAAAGTTCAGACATCTCGGTAACACTATCTAAACAGACAGTATCGTAATCAAGATCTCCGCTTTCAAGCATTTCAGCAATCTGTTCTATTTCTGAAGCTTCTTTAACCTCAATAGCAGTAACATTGTTTGCATCTTTAATAGACAACAAACCAGCTTCCATACTTATGATTAAAGTTTTTCCAGGTGATGTAGCACATGCAGTCGTTTTACCAGCTCCAGATGCTCCATACATTAAAATCTTAGCGCCTTGATTTTCAACCAATTCGCTAGGACTTACAATTCTACTTAAAATATCAGACATTTAATCTTCTCCGTTTTATTTAAAAATACTATTTTAATTTATTTTAATATGAATTACAATGTGTGAACATTAATTTTTTAACGGAATGTAAAATGAGAGAAGTAGACCGAAATCAATGGAAGGTAAACTACCTATGGCGGTTAAAAAGTCTTACCGAAGAAGAGCTTAAATCATTTAAGAAAAAAAATCTAGAACCACAATATAAGGAGAGAGAAGTGCAAAGAATAACTTTGAAGAAGTACATAGAATTTATTGGTACAGAGCCAGCTGCGGAGCTGTTTGATTGTTCAGCAGCGTCAACTAAAGCGTGGAGGTATGGCCTTAGACAACCTTCTATTAAACAGGCAAAAAAAATTATTAAAGCTTCTGGCGGTAAGTTAGATTTTGAATCCATTTTTGGTCCTATTGAAGAAACTAGTGAAAGTTAAGAGTGTTCAATTTACAAGTAACAGCGCAAGACTCTGCGTTGGACTTAGCTCTGGCTTATGCAGAATATGGGATAAGTGTAGTACCTCTCCATAGGCATAATAAAGTTCCGCCCAAAGAATTAGGGGGGTGGCAAAAATTCCAAGAGCGACAGCCGACGACGGAAGAAATAGAGAAATGGTTTAAGGGGCGAGATGATCTAGTCGTCGCTTTAGTCTGTGGCAAGTTTATTGTTATAGATGCAGATACACCCGAAGCGGTAAATTGGTGTGAGGCCAACTTACCAGTAACACCTTTTAAAGTAGCAACAGGTAAGGGGGTTCATTATTATTACAACAATCCAGAAAATTTTACTACTTGGGTAGCCAAAAGAACTGAAGGCTATGATCCAGCCAAGCTTATTGATATTAGAGGTGTGGGTGGTTTGATTGTTGCTCCGCATAATATCCATGCAACAGGAGCTATATATACCCCTACAAGAATTGAAGATTGGGATTTAAATGATGTTGATGATTTACCAAACTTAACTCAAGAATTATGGGTGAAGATAACTGGGGTTGAGAAACTCAACGGCAAACCAATCTCTACACCTTTATCTATTCAAGGTGTTTCTGAGGGCGGCCGTAACGATCAAGCGGCAAGACTGGCGGGTTATTTAATAGCTAAAGGTTTAAATACAGATTTTACAGAGTTCTTTGTGCAGTCTTGGAACGAACAAAACTCTCCACCTTTATCAGCAAGTGAAATATCAACAACAGTTAATTCAGTTCAAAAAACTCATGACAGAAAAAACCAACAAGCACCTGCTTATATATCAACAACCAAAACAGTAAAAGAGCCAGCTAATCTTTATTCTCCGCCTGGTGTATTAAAAGACATTTATGAATACTCAGAAAAGATAGCGCACATATCTCAGCCAGCCATTAGTATGCAAGCAGCATTATCTTTAGGCTCGGTAGCTTTAGGAAGAATGTATAGAACCAATATGAATAACTTTTCATCTTTGTTTTTTATGTGTATTGCTAAGTCGGGACAAGGCAAGGAAAATGTCAAGACAGTTGTTGAAACTATTTTAGATCATGCAGAGCATAGCGATTTAATGGCGGGAGACGGCTATACATCAAGCGGAGCTATCTACAGCTTACTTAGATATAAACCAACTCATATAACTGTTATGGATGAGTTTGGTAAAAGATTGGAAAGCATATCTAAATCTTCTAACTCAAACAAAGAAGACGCATTACAAATTCTTATGGAGACTTGGGGAAGATGTCATGGTGTTTTAAGACCAGATAACTATTCAATGATGACTCTAACCAATAAACAACAAAAAGAAGTTTTAGATAGATCAACAATTAAACCCGCAATCACTTTGGTCGGTATGAGTGTGCCTAAAAACTTTTATGGCGCTTTATCAACAGGTCGTATTGTTGACGGATTTTTAAATAGATTTATTGTTGTTGAATCTCACGTGCCAAGAACTGTCGGCAAAATGGTAGCTTTCGTTGAGCCTCCTCAATCAACATACAACTGGGTTTCACATGTAAGACAGGTTGACAACGAAATGGAACAGATATCTAGAGACAATGCTGAGTTAGATTTTAAACAAAGAATTATAAAGTTTGATGATGATTCAAATGCTTTGTTGGACAGCTTGGCATACAAATTAGTAGATCAGCAAAATGCTTTGGAGAAAGAAGGGCTTGAGGTTTTATTGTCTAGAACAAGAGAAAAAGCAATGCGTTTAGCTTTGATTGGAGCGCTTGCAGATGATAGGAAAGCCAAAACAATTAAAGGCGATATAACTCAATGGGCGATAGATTATGTCTATTACTACGATCAGTTGCTAATAGAGAATTGTAAAGACAAGGTTGCGGGATCTGAAATGGAAGGCCGTATCAAACAGATACTTAGCTTTATTAGATCGCAAGGAGATTGGGGTATAAGTAAGCGTGATATTGATCGACGTGAAATATTCAGATCAATGAAGTCATACGAAGTTAAAGAAATTATAGAGAGATTAAAAAACTCAGGGGAGATACAAGAAAAAGATTTAAGGGCAAAAGGAACTGGGCGGCCAACAAAACGTATTGTTGCGATTGATCCAGAATTTTTTAATGAAGATTGATAGACGCGCTTTAAAAGAAAGTCTTAGCGATGTAGCTGTTGGCGTTGTAATAGCTTTGCCTTTATCTTTTTTTGTTCTTAACATGTGCAATTATTTTAATGCCAGTTTGTTAACCACCTCTGTTATTCAAACAACAGTATTTACGCTTGTTGCGATTGTTCGCAAGTATTGTGTTCGTATTGTATTTAAAAAGGGAGAGATCAATGGATAAACCAAAACCAAAAATGGAAAACATTAACGACCAAAAACGCGAAGAGCGTGTTGCTGGTTTTATAGAAGGACTTTGGAATGTTAGGTGTCATAAGCTACCAGTTAGTTATGGCCTAGATTATTGGTGTGAATCAAAAGAAGTTTCTTTTTGGCTGGAAGTAAAATGCAGAACTTTTGGTATTACAAAGTATGACACTTTATTACTTTCTGCCAGTAAGTTAAGGATGGGTTCAGCTTTATCTTTAGCAACCAACCAGCCGTTTGTAATTGTTTATGCAATGACAGATAGCGTTTACAGTCATACTTGGAAAAGAGATCACATATACGATGTTAGATTTGGTACAATAGCAGAGCCTGTTTATGAAGAAGATTCAGAACCTTATATTCATTTTAACAAGGATGAGTTGGAGTGTTTATCGCCTCACCCGTTGGGTTTTGACAGAGAAGAAATGGGTTTGGTTAATAATTACAAAAAGGATAAATAATGGAAAACACCGCCCGTTACAAAGGTTGGTTTTGGGATCATGTAAATAAAAGAATGTACCGCTGGCATGAGCTAGAGTTACTAATGAAAGAAAGAGATATCAAGGAGAAGAAGAATGCCGATCAACTCAAGAACCAAGGGAGCGACGTTTGAAAGAGACGTTGCTAAAATATTAAACGAGTTTTTTGAATCTGAAGGTATTGACTACGTTTGTAAGCGTAACCTAGACCAATATCAATCTAAAGATCTTTGCGATATAAATATTCCTCATCACGCCGTAGAGTGCAAGTTTTATAAGGAAGGAGACTGGTATCAACAAGGGTGGTGGGATCAAGTCTGCAAAGCGACAGAAGGCCGTATCCCTGTTTTAATTTTTAAATACAATCGTAAGCCTATTCGGGTTTGCGTTCCGTTATATGCAATTAATCCAGAGTGGGACGAAGATAACGATAAGGTAACAGTTATGCCAATCGAAGAATGGTTGGAAGTGCTAAGAAATAACTGGGATCTTTATTTAATTAAAGGTTAGACCGTGTTTGAGAATCTTCTAGCTATGTCTTCGTTTGCTCTGTTATATCCTAAAATGCTAGGGCTCATAATCCCGCCTGCAACAGGTTGTACTTGTGGCAATTGTGCGGATGTTGTTAAATTTGGAAGTCTAGGGAGTGTGCGATTTGTGGTTTGAAGTTCTGTGCCTAATTGTTGTGATATGGCTCCTAGATTAGAGTCTTCGGTTAGTTGACTTATTTCTTCAGCTGCGACTGATCCAACATCTCTAAGACCCCCAACTACATCTCCAGTTAGTTGCATTGGAGCGTATAATCTAACAGCATCTTTAAAAGCTTGATAAACAACATTCACACTTTCAGCGTCTGATTTAGCTAATTTTCTAACAACCGATGGTTGTCTCATAACCATACCAATAACTCCTAATTTTGCTACAGTCGGTAGCATTGCTAGATTAAAAGCGTTAACAGCAATTGCTCCAGCAATTAAAGTACCAGCTCCACCTTTTTCTGGTTCTGTCATTACTCTTAAATCTCTAACTAAGGCTCTTAAACTTTGAGTGGTTTCTTTGCCAAACATTTCATTAAGGACGTTATCGCCCTTAGAGTTTAAAGCTCTCTCTAAAGCATTCGGATCAAATACCTCATCTACTCTTGTACCAGGTCCAGAAGTTAACCTCATCAAATCACGCATGCCTTCTTGTTGAATTTTTTGAAATGTATCTGGATCGTTTTCTAATATTTTTTTCATTTTAGAAATATTTTCTGCTTGGCCATTTCTAAACAAAGTTCCAACCACCTCATCTGGACTTGCGCTAGACACTCTAGTTAAAAATCTGTCTGAGTTTGCTATCGCGAGTTCATTTTCAGCGTCAGTAAATCTTTTTAAAGCTTGGGTAAATTCTTTAGAGTTTAAATCTGCTGATATTCTAGCTAATTTTTCAGCCTTAAAGTTAGTATTAATTTTTAAAAAATCATCTATTGTGCTTTTAAAATTTGGTATGTCTTTAAATATAACGTCTGCGGTACTACCAAGTTTTCCAAAATGTTTAGCAAAGAATACAGGATTTATTTCATTGGTTGTTATATCTATAGAATCTCTAACTGCGTTTTTAATAATGTTTTCCCTTAATCCTTCTAGAACAAGTTTTTTTTCAGCTTCGCTAGGCAAAGCGTTTATAACTTTATTAATTAATTCTGGTCTATTATTTTTAACAACTTGATTAAAAATTGTATCTACGTCAAAAGCACCTCTAGCCGCATCATGTGTAATTTTAGCAATAACAGGATCGTTAAATGCTTGAACTGCTGCTTTATAATCTGCGTTGTAGCCTCTAATCATTTGAGCTGCTTTGGTTACATTTTTAATTGCAGCTTTTTGCTGTCTTCTTGGACCAACTTTTATCATATCTGCAACAAAACTATTTCCGCTTGCTAAATCGTCAAATATTTTATCTATTTCATCTAAGGTTTGTTTTAAATAGTATCCTTGTTTACCAGAGAAAGCTCCTTTAGCTCTGTCAATTGTTAGCAAAGCTCCTCGCACGCTATTTAAAGCTTCTATTGATAGGCCTCCCCCATCTTTTTTAGCTTCTTTAATAACATCCTTAATAACTTTTATGGGGGATGCAGATATTTCATCTGCCAATATTTTGTCTATGGTTGGATTTTTTTTAACCAAGTTATCTACATATCTTTCTAAACTATTTAATTTAATTCCTATTTGTCCATATACTGCATCCAATCCTTTTTTTTGTAAAAAAGTATCAATATTTCTTTCTCTTCTTTGGAATGGTTTAATTACACCCTGTTCGTAGGCTTCTTTTAATTGATCTCTTATCAATCTTCCAGTTGCTGCTGAATCTGGGCTGCCCGAAAAAGCACCCTCATCAATAGCTTTAACAGAATTATTAATAACTTCTCTCAGCTCTTTATTAGCAACATCTGAGTCTCTAGAAAGATTTTTTATATAATCATCTACTTGAGCGCTTGTTAATCTTCCTGCGGTTATTCCAGCTTCAAAGTTTTCTAAAGTTAAATCTTGAGCGTTTAATTTTTCTAAAAATTTTTGCAGTCTTTGGTTGCCATATTCAATTAATTTTTCATCTCTTTCCTTTCTACCAAATACAGTTTCGGCCGCTGCTTGAACTCGACCTGGAATAGATCTACCTAAAGCTCTTTGAGATACTGCTGCAGGAGTAAATGTTTCGATAATTTTATTTTTTTGAGCTTCTTGTACATCTTTAAATGTAGGAGTTCTGCCTAAATTTTTTGCCAAGGTTACTAACTCTGAAGGATCTGCACCTTGAGCAATAGCTCTAGATATATCTACATCTATAATTGGTGCTTTTCTACCTAGAAGACCATGCAAAGCCATACCACCCACCTCAAATAAACCTTGAGATATACCACCTATTGCCGCTTCATACGCTAAATCTTCTGCTACTTCGCCAGCAGATTGTCTTTGCAATCCAACAGCCAACTCTCCAGCCTCTTCAACACCTTTACCACCAGCTGTACCAAGAGCAGATGCAACAGTTCTAGATATTCTGTCATTCTTAAAAACATTTTTTAATAATCTTAAAGCTCTGCCATGTGGTGACAAGGCAGCAACAGCACCTGCGATAGGGCCAACAATTCCAGCCAAATCCGCAAAGTCTCCTTTAGCAAGACCTGACTCATCAATAATAATGTTTTTATCGCTACCACCTCTTATACCAAGTCTTTTTAAACCACTTGGCGTAAGCGCAAAGTTTCCAGATGAATCCCTAGTAAAGCCTTGGCTACCAACTCTATTGGTTAAAACAAGTTCTTTTTCTTCAACTGTTTCAGCTAAGTCTAGCTGAGCTCGTAAACCTGGTGCGTCTACACCTGTTTGATAATCAAAATTTTCTGCGTCAAAATCGCTAGATACAGTTTCGTTTGCTAGATATTTTCTAACGGCCTCTATAGCTTTTGCTTCTTGACCTTCTTCTCCCTCGACTTCAATAAATCTTCCATCAGGAGTCTTTATTTTGTATATCACGATATTTTATTTCCATCCATGTCTAAAGTAATAACTTTAGATCCTTTTTGACCAAATATAGAAGATGTGTCATAGCCTTGTATTCCAACAGGAACTGGCAATCCTTGCTCTTGGAAAAACTCAGCAAGAACTCTATATTTACTAAAAGCAGCATTTCTTCTTTGGGAAACATTAATTTGCTGAGATCTTAAATTTCCTAAAATTTCATCCTCTCTTGTCAATGGATTTTTTAAATCTCCAATAAGTTTTTGAGCTATTTGCCTATCTACGTTTGAAATTGTTCTTCCGCTTTCGCCTGTAATGGTTTTGATATTTCCGTTAGCAATTTGTTCTAATAAAACAATTGCTCTTTCTCTTGGATCAAGAGGGCTTTGAACGCCTGCAAAACCTAACGCTTTTTTATAAACGCTTTGTAATATTGGGGAAAAGCCCGTAATGTCTTTTGTTGTAATAATCCCTTCAACTTGGTCTAATAGTTGACCTGTTAATTCAGATTGCTCAACATCTGCTGCAGAAGCTGCCAAATCTATTTTATAATCAGTAATAACTTTTGAGCTTGGTTTGTCCTTCAATCCTGCTTTGGCGCTTGCTAAACTTATATCAGCTTCTCTTTCTGCTTCCAAGATTCTTTCAGCTTCTCTTTCGTCGGCCGCAGCTACAGCACCTGTTGCAATTCCAGTAAATCTGCCTTCTTCAACAAGACTTTTGCCAATATTTCTAAGGAATCTATCCATATTTTTATTGTCCATATAACGATCTTGAAAATCAGTTATTGAGTCTCTTACTGTTTCAGCATATTCTACGTCGTAATCAGCTTTCGCCATTGCTTCTGTAACAGCATCTGTATCAGCTCCAATAACAGCGTCTATCTCTTCATCTGAAATACCACCCATATATGGATCGGGCGCTACTTTATCTTTTTTCTCTTGTGTTTCTGTAGAGCTTTTTTCTTCTAACTTTTTTAATTCTTCGGCAACTTCTTCTTCAGTTGTTTGAGCCGCTGTTAAACCGCCAAAACCTAATGCTCCTAAAAAACCATATTTAGCGCCAGGTTTTATACCTACGTTAAAAGATGAAAGTTTTGTTGGGTCTAAGCTTTGAAACCCTTTCTTTCCAGGTACTGCTACTCCAGGTTTTTTAACTGAAGTAAAAGGATTTAAAAATCTATTTGAAGTAACTGCTTGAGTAATATATGGAGCAATTTTTTTGCCAGCATATGTTAAAGCACCTCTTCCCCCAGCTAAACCTGCAATTCCTAAACCTGCTTCTTTGACAGCCCTTAAACCCTCGTTTTTTGTTTGCACTTGAAAAGCCTCAACAGGATCTCTTTTAGCAGAAAGAGCAAGATTGATTGGGGTTTCCTTGACCACCTCTCCTCTTGGATTTCTTTGAATAGCTACATATCCTTCGCCTTTTGGCTCAATATTAAAATCTAATTCATACGGTTGAAACTCGTCATACGAATCAACAAAAGGGTTGGTGGCAACATCTCCTGTTGCAAACATTTTTCTTTGTAATACATTCATTTAGCTTCTTGGTCCGAATGGGTTGTAAGGTAGATTAGCGCCTAGGTTATTAGGATTAAAAGTTGGAGCTTGTCCTATACCATATGGCCCGTATGTTTGGGCTGGCAAAGTGTTAGGTAGATTAATTGGGTTTGGAGGACCCATCTGTCCTGCAAATTGTCCGCCAGCTAAAATTTGTTGTTGTCCAGCTGGAGTCGAGGCATTAATATTTGGAGATTGATATAAAGAAGACTGCGGGTTGTAAATATCTGGACTAAAATATGCTTGATTATTTCCGCTAGTTTGAGCAGGCTGATTTGATTGTGGTGGGTTGTACTGAGGTTGCTGATACTGCATCGGCGGTTTTAACGCTTGATATGCACTTAACGCCGCTCCTAGTCCTTGCGATAAAGGATCAACAGGCATGCCGTAAGTTTTACCCACTTGAGTTTTGCTTGCTTGATACTGAGGAGCAAAGCCTTGTACAAACTGAGCGGCCAACAATGGAGATTGTCTTTGTTCAAGTTGTTGAGCATACTGATTATTTAATCTTTGTTGTTCAATACCCCTTTCAGTCGCACCCAAGTTTTCTAACTGAGCAACGTCTAACCCTCTTAATCTTTGTTGAGTTTCGCCTAGCTGACCTAAAGAACTTCCATATCCTGCTAAGTTAGCTCCTATTCCAGCAATCCCAGTACCTACGCCAGAGATATCTCCAGCCAGCTGTCTTGCTGCTGCTGATCTGCCTTGACCTAAACCAAGTAGATCTTGAGCGTATTGTCTTTGAGCTTCAGATCCTTGCGCTCCAAACCCAGCCTCTAGCTGAGCCCCTCTTTGAGCTGCTGATCTTTGATTTTGTAATTCTTGTAATGCTCTTTCTTGAGCAGTATTAAATCCGCCAGATCTAATTTTGCTTAATACGTCGCCTAAACCTCTACCTAAAGATTCTTGTCTTTCTTGAGCTGTTAACCTAGCTCTTGAGCCAAACGCTGATTCGCCACCTCGAGAAATATCAGATGCCCTTTGTTGGATGTCCTGCATTTCTCCAGCTTTTAGAACGTCTTGAATTGTTTGGTCAACAACTTGTTGTTCAAATGGATTGTAGAACTGGCCTGCCATTCTTGGATCGTAACCTTGTAAAGATTGACCAAGAAGCTGTCTAGCTGATGGCCCGCCAAAACCTAAACTGCCAAAAAGACCGCCAAGCCCCGCTCCTAATTGTCCTTCAGCTTGTCCAAAGTAAGGTTGTTGCATGCCGTAAGCGGCTCTATAACCACCTAAAGACTCATCTAACAAACCTCTTTGCGTACCTAAATCAGATATACCTTGCTCTATTAAACCTCTCTGTCTATCTAAAAATGGTTGATAAGAACCAATACCAGATTGAGCAAGTTGTCTTGCTTGTTGCTCTTGCGCTGTTAAGCCAGCTGTTTCTTGTAAAATAGCAGGTTGATCTAAATAAGCTTTTTGAGCGGCTCTTGTTGCTTGATTAATTAAACCTGGCGTATCAGTAGAGCCAAAATATAGCTCTCTTAACGCAGGATCTGAAATAACTTCAGTTCTGTCTATTCCAGATAAAATAGGATCAACGGTCGTTGCCATTATATTGCCTCAAAAATATTCATTAACTCGCGCATATTTTTTACGCCTTCTTCACGTGAAGCGCTGCCACCTTTAATAAGCTCGATACCAGATTTGGTTTTGTTAACGTCAAATGCTCCAGCTCCGCGTGTAGCTTTGGCAGTCATTACAAATTCACCATCACTTAACATCGCTGGTATATCATCTGAAGTTCCAGTACCTGGTCCAGCAGATTCACCGCCGTCTCTCATATCTAGTTCACCAATCATCGTTGCTAAACCGCCTTGATTAAAATATTGTCTAGCCTCACCGCCGTTAGCAAACTCTAAAGCTACAGGTGCAGGAGCTAAACCGAAGTCTGCTCTACTACCGCCTGTTCCTAAGTTTTGAGCCATTTGGTATCTACCCAGTTGATCCATCGTTACTTTAGGAGTTTCTGACAAGCCACCCTCTTCTTTCTTGGCCGCCATATATGCTGCTAGTCCTGTTAATCCAGCTAGACCCATCGGACTTGTTAATCCGCCCATCAGTCCGCTAAAAGCGTTACCGCCCCCGCCTTGACCTGGAGAGCCGCCTAAAAATCCTCCACCTGCTCTTACAGGATCTGAAGTCTTTCCTTTAATCATATCTTCAATAAGACCTAACTGACTTTGACCTGGTTGGTCTGGTCGAATTACATTTTTAACTGTATCTAAAAATCCACCTCTGTTGCTTAAATCAGCTTGAGGCGTATTAATTATATTTCCAGATCGATCCATCACGCCCATATCAACTAACTGTTGATAATCGTAAGTGTTTCCAGCGGCATCTACATACATGCCGTCTGCACCCATTTGTAATCCTTCTGGAACTTGAGGTCCGCCAAACAGACTGCCAATACCTTTTCTTACGTTGCCGAAAAAATCTCCCACTTTACCAAATCTGCCTATACCGTCAGCGCCACCACCTGTAAAAAGACTACCGCCTTTTGAAGTAGCTGTACCTGGAGTTCCTCCAAATAGCTTGCTACCTCCGTAACTTAAAGCGCCACCTAACAAAGCTTCTTTGGTTGATAAACCCGAAGCTTTACCAGCAACTGTTGTTAAGGCTGCTTTAGCTAAAGGGCCAACGCCAGGAATAAAATTAACCGCTACAGGAGCAACTTTTTTAACTATCTTTTTAGCTTTTTTCCAAATTTTAGATAAAAATCCAAACTCTGGTAGACCCGTTAAAGGGTTTAAATCCATACTGCCATTTCCAACTAAGAATTGATTAGGATCAATCCCATACTTAGAAATAGATTTTTGAATTGCTTGTTTTAAAAGTGGGTTATCGCGTAAAGCTTGAGCTGGGACGATCATCTCATCTGGCGCCACGTGAGCCAAATAAGTATCTTCGTTTCTGCCTAAAGCTGCAATTCCTTCTAGTTGCTTTCTCTGTCCGTTGTTTAGCATACCTTGTTCCATATGTTATATTATCATTTTACAAGGTTATTGTAATATTTCCGTTTGTTTTTACCGAAATACTACCCAGTAAACCTTGGGCTTCGTATCCTTGAGGATTGGGTTCATTCATTAAATCAATAAACTCAGTCCCGTTAAATACTTGCAACACTTGGGTTGTTGTATTAAAGATTAGCGTGCCAAGATTAAAATTTAACTTATCACGTTGAGTAGTTGATAATTGCAAAGTATTATCAGGGTCTACTGCTCCTAAGTTTATCTCTAAAATTCTTATAAGTCTATTAAAAGTAGAAGAAGTAACGCCCTCTCCTTGCGCTTGCGGGAGCTGAGTTGGAAGTAGCTTGCTCATCTCCTTCCGTCAGTTCTGATATCTATTCTTGTTGCGCCGAGTCTCCAGCCAATTCCTAAATTACCGTTGTTTTCAGCGTCATCATTTGATTCAAACCTAAGAACCATTTGTCTTGCTCGGCCTCTAACGTAAGCTTGCTGAGTGCTGGCTTGTATAGCGCTGGTAGAGTTGGTTGTTAAAGAATCTCCAGGAAAGTTTCTTGTTTTAACAACAATATTGACTGAGCCATTCTCGTTGTCATTTTGAATAAATTTAAAGTCGGGTATGATTCTTCTAATAAAAGTAAACTGTTCGCCATCACCTATATCAAAGTCAGAGCTTTCAATAAACACATTTGTCATCGGCGAGCCATCATCGTCAAAGCCTAGTTCTTGTTGATACAGATAACCACTACTTACAGCTCTAGGATAGTTCTCTATACCAGCGTCTAGCCAAGCCGTTCTGCTAAGTTGACCATACACCCAAGTTTGTTCTGCATAATTATAAATAATATATCTGTCTATTTCGTTGCTTGAAGCAGAGCAGTAGAACCAACCCACTTCATTTTTATCAGCAATTGTAAAAGCGTTAACTTTAAAAGATTGCGTAAGGTTAATATCGTTGAATACGTAATTATGAACGCTGCAAGGCAAAGTTTGTACGCTACCGTTATAAGCGTAAAAGTTGTTGTAGCCCATCCAGTAAACAGCAGAAGTAGCTGTTGTTGCAGCTTTTGGCCCTACCAAGCCAGTACCCTCGTTAATTAAGTTAACTGAAAATGTAAACGGCGGTCCAACAAACTGCATGCTGTATAAAGCAGTATCAGTCCAAACCAATACCTCTTGTCTTGATTTAACAGCCCCAATAATTGAAGAGCCAGAAGATAATCTTAAAGACCCAGCAGTATTGGTAATTGTTGGTTCAAAGTCTAAATTGTTTTCTTGATCGCTAAAAGCAATTAACATAGGATCAACTGTTCCTGTTCTAGCTGAACCTGCATCATTAATTGGATCAGCGCCTAAAACAATTAAATGTCTGTCAATTTCTGAAGTAATAACTTGTAAACCAACTGTAGGCACTAAATTAGCGCCAGCTATTCCAGACATATCAACAGCTCTTGTTGTAACCCCATTGTTCTCAGTCCATTGATAAATGCCGCCACCCCTAACATTTATAATTAAGTTTTCGCCAAAGTTATCATGAGTCCAGAGTCTTAACTGGTTGGTAACAGATAAAGCAGTAACAGAACCAAAAGTTCCTTCGCCCCAACCATTTAACCCCCACCCAGTTCCAGGAACATAAACATCAAGACCTACATTTATTTGATAAGTTCCAACCGTAGAACCACCTCCGTTACCGCTGTCACTTGCGCTAGCTGTTACAGTAGCTCCGCTAGTATTCTTGGCTTCTATTGTATAAGAGTTAGCATTTACGATTGTCGCTATTTGGTATTCTTGATTAAGTACGGTAGCAGTAATATTGCCGCCAAGAGACGCTGCTCCAGAAAAAGTTACGAAATCATTGGCAACTGCTCCATGGGCTGTATCAGCAACAGTAATTGTCGCATCGCCATTAGAAGCAGAAAAGGTAACATCTCCAGCGCTAGTCGTAGATCTTATTGGGGTAATATCATTAAATGTAGATCCTTCTTCTATATAGTATTTAAATGTTGTTCCTAATCCTAAAAATTTTGTTCCGCCTAAAGAAACCCAAGAATGCAAAGCTCTACAAGTTCCTAAAAAAATATTTAAATTGTTTTTTGCCCAACCGCCAAATTTTTCTGGTAAGCCCTTTCTAAATCTTACAAGATTAATATCAAACCAACCGCCTTCGTTACTATAATCAGTTCCCTCTCTGTTTATCCCTGGTTTGAATAATGTTTTTTGTAAACCCATTTTATATGTGTTCCCAGCTTTTACCCTCAAACATCAAAGCCTCAGCTTCTCTTCTTCTTGTAAGACCAGCTAAAACTTTGCCTTTTGCCTTATTCCATCTTTTCATTTGCGCGGGAACTTCGTCGTATTTACCCTCATTTAAAACTCTAAGCATGCTAGATTTTTTTAAATTATTTGGTCCTAAGTTGTATGTCCAAGAAACCAAAGAATCAAATTGGGATTGATTCATTGGGGCAGTTACCAATGAGTTAACATAATGTTCATACTCATCATCAAGCTCACGCCATAACATAAAGTCTGCTTTTTCTTCGGTCCACTTATCACCTTCTTGTACATCTTTAGTATGGCCATATCCTATAGTCCAAACACCTGCAGCACATTGGTAAGCCTCAAGCTCACAGCCTTCAAATTTTTTTATAAGCTCAAAGCCTTTGTCTGAAGTGTGCATTAGTTTCCAAATACGATTGTTACAAAAGCGATGAATAAAGTTCCTATAAAACCAAAAGTCCCAAACATTGCTATTCTTAGGGTTTTGTTTAAATCGTTCATTTCTTGCTTTATCTCTGCTGTTTCTTTGAATATGGTTTTCCATCTTTCCTCACATTTCGCTTCGTGCGATTTTAAGTCTGATGCAACAGATTGAACTGTAGTTCTATTCGCCATCTTTTTTATCACCCGTATTGGATGCTCCAAAGTAAAACGATATAACTGCTGATGCCAACCCACCTAAATATCCTAACACTAAATTAATTAAAGCTTCAGAATTTTGCTCTGGCGGTTGTAAAGTTACTAAAAATATATAGCCCATAAATCCACCAACAACAGCAATACCCATAATTCTAGCTGTCCAATCTTTGTTAAAAGTTTTTCTAGCGTCTTGTTTTTCTACTGTTTCTAATTTAAATATATCTACATCTAGCTCTTTCATCTGAAGCTCAAAACCTTGTTCAGCTTTTTTAAGCTCTAACATTTGTTCTGGAGTAGCCTCTTGTATAGCTTTATTAATAGACTTTGGATCTGATTGACAGCCAAGTACACCAGCAATAACGGACGCTGCTTGGCCACCTAACGGCCCGCCTAATGCAGATCCTAAAGTTGGAGCAAGCGCTCCTACTACATTTTTAATTAAACCAAATTTCATAATTACCCCGCTAATGGATTTTTATCATTCATCTTTGCTTCTATCTTATCTACTTCTTTGTTTAAAGATTGAATGTCAGCTTTAATTGTAGCTATATCTGTTTTTATTTCAGTAACATCTGGAACAGAAATGCCGTCTATTTGTTTTTCTAAATACTGTACAGACTTTTCTATACCTGCAAATCTTTCCTCAATAACTTTTTGTTTTTGTTCGGTATCACCTATACCGCCTATTTGAGCTTCTAGGTTATCTAATCTGTTAACATACTGAGCGCCTTGATAGCCAAAGCCAGCAAGTGTTGTAACAATACCAACAAGAGCTATGAGTTGCGTTGTTTTATTTTCAAACCAATTCATTTAAACCTCCTAAAGAGTTGGCTGCATTTGTTTTAATTCAGTCAAAGTTTTTATACTCTGTCCTGCTAGCCCATAAAAAGCCGCAGTATTATCTGAAAGGTTGCTATTAGTATAAATGCTTTTTGGTTCATACCAAAATTCTTTTTCGGGTATGTTTACTGCTCTGTAACTATTAAAACCTGGCAAAAAGCCCATAACCTCTATAATAGCGTTTTCTGAGCCATATTCTCCAGTTTCTTCTTGTTGGGCCGCAACTTGCTCTTGAGCTGTTTGTAGGTTTTGAGCAATAATATTTTCAACGGTAGTTTCTGAATCAGAATCAACAGATGCAATAGACGTATCTATCTGATCTTGCGTTTTTTCTGTTGTTACGTTAGCAACTGCTACCTCTGCTGTTACCGTTTCTGTTTCTGCTGTTGAACCAAAAGAAGAATTTGATATAGACATACTGCTCATATCAAGAACTTGATTGGTTTGAGCTGTAGATGATGCAAACTGATCTGACATGCTAGGTGAACTACTGGTACTAAAACCAGCGGTAGATGAGTTACTTACGGCATTTCCAGCAGCTACGCTATTGCCTGTAGCATGTATAGAATTGCCAGCGTTAGTACCGCTAACACTCTGATTTGCGGTTCTTATTGTAGATGCAACCACCCTAAGAGCAACCTCTCTGCTAATTGAGCTTTCACCTTTTACATTTTCTCTTTCAGCAACTTGGAACTCTTCTTCAAATACATCTTCTTCTATAGTCTCTTCTCTTTCTATTCTTTCTTCTTCTATTTCAGCTTCAGCCAATCTTTCTTCTATAGCTTCAAAAACCTCCTCAACGGCTTCTTCTTCAAAAATTTCTTCTATAAACTCTTCCTCTGGGTCTTCTAATACTGCAATCTCTTCTTCTCTTCTGGTTTCTTCTTCAAACCATTCTTCTAATTCTTCGATAGTCTCTAGTTCAATAAAAGTTTCAGGCTCTCTAAAATCTTCTACTAAAAATGTTTCTTGAAAAATAAACTCTTCAATAATTAAATCTTCTACAGGGATAAATATTTCTTCACGCGGCATTTCAAAATCTGGTATTAAGGGAAACGGATCTACAAACTCATCTTGACGAAACATTTCTTCAAAGATTATTTCTTCTTCAAACATAAACTCTTGTTCATCAAAGTTCTGCTCATCAAACTCAAATACAAACTCTTCAAATATAGGCTCTTCTTCATAACCAAACTGCTCTTCTTCTTCATAACCGTAATCAAATTGATCTTCTTGAAAGTAACCTACATCTTCTTGTTGTCTGTATCCAGGGCAGAAAGGGCCATACTGAGGATCTAAATCACATTGCTGGTCATCGTATGCGTCCCAATAGTTAGGACATGACTCACTATAAAGAGAGCTTATATTACATTGTTGGGTTAATAAAGCATCTGCATAACCACTACAACTAGAATCATTTAAAGGATTGCTGCAATCAATACCGTTGCCACTACCTGCGCCATATAAAGATCCACCATTTTCTAGCGTGGTATTGATAGATGTTGCATTCCAATTTTTATTGACGCAAGAGGATGAGTTGGTTGTACCTGTGCTGCATTCATCATGATAGTAATAAGTGTATGAGTCTTCTTTTTTAGATCCTACCTCTCCTATCAATACATCATGATTAATAATATCTAGATGGCCATAACGAAGATCAAACGAGTTGTTGTTCCAAAGTATAATCTCAAAGCTGTTGTCTGTATTGCTTCTGTTGTACTCTCTAAGATCATACCAACCAAATATCATTTTGCTTGAGTCTCCCCAAGACTTCATACGAGAATTGTTATCCCTAATTAAGTCAGTCCAAAAAGCATATATAGTGTAGGTGTGCTGTCCGTTAATAGGGTCAGGAGTGTAATCGTTACAGTAGCTACCACTAGCGCCAAAATGGAGACATCCATTAGTAGCCATCCTCGCTTGGCTGAATGTAGAGCCATAAAAAGTAAAATTAAAAGAAAGATCAATTGCGGGAGAAATGCCATCATCTACTACCTCGTAAGCTAACTCGCCTTCAAAGCTGTTTGCGTTTGTTTGCAGGTGATATAAGTCTTGTCCTGATTCATAAGTGTATTGTCCATATACACTAAAGGATAGCAGACTAGCTACTGCGTAGCATAGAATTCGTTTCGGCATTGTTTGTTGGTTTTAGTTTTTCTTGTATATATAACTTTAACTGCGCCAACAACATCTTTATTTATTTTTTCTCTGTTGGGGTTTGAATCGTGTGTACATTTTTGTATGAATAACTTTTCTTGATCTTTAACATCTGGTCTTTTAGATTTATTTTCAGCCCAAGCTAAAGTTGCTTCTGCTCCTATTTTGCCTCTGTAAGGACAAGGAGTACCAGCCATTTCCATAGCTTTAAACACCCTTTCGTCTTGGCAAAGAATACTAACGCTGGCTACTTTCATACCAGTATCGTAAAGATACTTAGATAGTTTTAACCGTTCGCAGTTTTCGTCAGTAACAGTAGCTCCTGTAGAGAAGCCAAATACTTGTCCCTGGAACGCACCAGAGCGGCCTACAGTACAAAGATCTTGCGAATAGGACATAATGCTTGGGGCTATTGCAGACGCTGGAGGAGCCTTGCTCTTGACGTTTTGATTAATTGTTTGAGTAGAATTAGATTCGTTAATATTTCGGTTTGTATTATCAGATTTAGTATTATTTTCGTTTACGTTTCTGTTGTCAGTTTTGACGTTAGAATCTGAAGTCGATTGATTAATATTGGTGTTTTGATTTGTATTAGAGCTAGTCGAAGTCGAGTTATTAGTATTGTTAACATTTTGATTAACGGTTGAATTAACCGTTGAGTTAGATGTCGAAGTATTGACGTTGTTATTCGTATTAGTGTTATTCGAGGTCGAAGTATTTACATTTGTATTTGAATTAGTCGAAACATTCGTATTGGAATTTGTATTAGTCGAATTATTCGTATTAGTCGATACGTTGGTATTAGAATTAGTATTGGTATTCGTATTAGTGTTTTGATTGGTGTTGGTGTTCGTGTTGGTATTTGTGGTTGTAGTCGTATTGACTGTATCCAAACTATTGTTTTCGCAATACTGAGATCCGTTGACGCAAGCTGTACCAGACTGTTGAGAGGACTGAGCGCTAACATTTACAGATAAACCAATAACTAAAGTTACTAAAAACCCAATAGCCGACCAAGCTATTATTTTATCGTGATGTTGCTGCTCCTTGTCCATTTGGCTTATAAACTCCTAGTTCAATTAATTTAGCTCTATTATTCATATGCTCTAATTTAATATCCTGCTTGCTTTGGCCTGTATATTTAACCGCCATATATTTTTCAATCATTTGCTGGTTAATATCTATTCCATCTACGATAACTGATGCCAAAACTCTACCGAATTTACCTTTAGAGTCTTTTAATTGCGTCTGTAAGATGACGTGCTTGCCATTTGATATGGCGTCTTGTAAAAACTTAGCAGCTATCTTACCTCTAGCCTTTTCGTCTTTGTCGCGAGTTCTCGACTCGGGAGTGTCAATACCGTATAAACGTACGCGACACTTATGATGAATATTAAAACCGAGATCCAGATCAGCGTCAATAGTGTCGCCATCAACCACCCTAGTGACCTGGCAACTATACTCATACATTATTTTTTCTTACGAGGTCGGCCTCTTTTTTTTGGAACTTTTGTATAAGCTTCGTTTACGTCTAGAGTGCTAGGATCGTCAGCAACATATCTGCCTTTTTTATTTCTGGCTCTAACTGTTTCCATTTTCTCTTTAAGAGGATTGGGTAGTTCTGCTGAACTAAGAGGAGTAAAAAAATGTAATACTTTTTTAAACCAAGACATGTTACTTCTTAAATTTAGAAATTATTTTTTTAAAATTAGAAACGCCTATATCCCAATGTTTGGGTGAAAATTTTTTGGCCGCTAAACATGCAACTACAAGAACAATTGCTAATGGTATTAATATATCCATATTTTACTCCTATGAAGTTTGATCAGGTGAAGGTGGAAATACAGGCAACGGCCTAACTGGCGGCGTTGCATTGTTATACACATACAAAGCCTGTAGCTGAGGAACCGTTGTACAAGCGTTAATCATCGTTACTTGGCTTTGATAAGTCGTTCTAATTGACTCTCTCCAATCATCCCAATCCGTAGGTATAGCTGTTCCGTTTTCAGACTTGCGTACTACATACCAATCAGAAGGTTGAAGAATGCTATACGCTTCAGTTTGTTGAGTTGAAATAGCTTTTGATTTTAAACCTGGAGTTGTGATTGTTTCACCATCAGAATCGGTTGTTGTTGTATCGCCTAAAGGCATAGGTGTTGCTGTTCCGTAAGCTCCTACGACTGTTTTTGTATAAGTTGTGCCACCTACGCTTACGCTATCGTAATAAGTAAAAGTTTCGTTAGTATTAATATAGTAAGCAGGGTCTTCGTAATTACTATTGTCAGTTATAGCTGGATAAACCCCTATCGTTGCTAGTTCAGAATTAGACCAAGAAGACATTACGTTTGAGGGATAATTTACATCCCCATAAGTAATGGCTGTCGGTCTTGTATAAACCTTGGTTACGTTATTGTCTGTATCTATTGATGCCCACATGATTCTATATTACCTCAAATTAATTTTTTTACCTAGCTGTTGTTGGAATCCCTGTTGAAGTCACAAATGGATTTTCCGCCCATGCCATGTAAACGTATGTATCACCACTTGTATTTAGTATGCTTTCTATTGACCTTATTTTAAATCCGTTCGATAAAAAATCCATGCAATCTATACTACCTCCTGATGTTGGTCTTGATTCTTCTGCGGCTTGAAGATTAGGTAGTAATCTTTTTGGCATTGGGTTAAAGGGGTCTCTTGTATTATCGTGCATATCCCAACTTTGATCTCCAACTCTTTTAAAAATAACCAAAGCAGGTTTAAAACCTGTATAGACGAACGGACCGTTTCCAGAGCCATTACCGACATAACTGCCAAACTTACTGTAGCCTTTTTTTCCTACAAAGGCGTAAGCTATGTAATCTTCTCCATTTTGTGCTGTTGTGGAACTTTTTACTCTTATGGTGCTACTCGTAACAGCATTAATACCTGTGTATGTTTGTAGTGGGTCATTTGAATTAAGATACATTACTCTGTTGTCAATAATATTACTTGCCGCCATTCGGTGATGCCAAAAGAACCAATCATCAAAACTTCCACCATCACTTCTTGATTTTACAATCCAAACTTCAGGTGTTACTCCTAGTCCATGTCCTATAGTATGAACATCACCAGTTGTACCTGAGTAACTCATAATACTAACCCCTGATGTAGTATTAGCTTGTACAGTTGAGGTTATATCTCCATCCGAATTTGAAGAAGTTGTACCGCCATTTACTTTCCAACTCCAAAAAACATAAGTGCTACCACTAGCGTTCCAAGTAGAATCAGAAGTTTTAATTGTAAAACCATCTGAATCAAAAGATTCAACACCAGTTCCACCACTAAATGCCGCTTCACTATCAGAAGAGTCTAGCCATTTATAAGCACCACTAGAAACACCCATTTGAACATTTGTTAATACATGTCGTTCACTTGCATTTCTTCTTTTTATCCAAAGAAAGTCAGGTTTAAATCCTACACCAGTCATGCTTTGGTCAGCACTTCCATCTCCTGTATAGGTAACCGTGTTAAAGAAATCTTCAGGTTTATCTATTGTTGTATAAGCCATAATTAATTATCCAAATTCTGCTAAATTCTTTGAACACAAAGCGTAGTAGCCCGATGGGGGTGCATATTTAAAATCTCCATATCCATTTTCATCAGAATTTCCACCACTTAATGTTGCTATAAATGGATTGCCAAAATTGTGCCATGTATCATCACTAGCAATATTGTATAAAAAATAGAAAGGCATTACTGCATCTGCACTTGCAAAAGTACCAACCGACCTGTCGGTATTGTTAGCAGAAGTTCCAGCTACTGAATTATTGAATCTAAGTGTCATTTGATAAGGATTAACATCACAGTTTAAAGAAATGCTCCAAATGTCTCCAACAGTATATGATGTAATTCCTGTATTATAAGTAGGGTCACTAGCACCTACACCTGTTTGAGTAAGAAAAGTATTTTCTGCTGAGTACCACGCTGATCCTTGCCCTGGGTCGTGACTTAAACCTTGTTGCATATCTATTCGAGTTATTCCCCATTGCCAATAGTTAGTTCCTGAAGCGGCTGTAGTAACACCTTCCCAATACCATTTGCCTGAACTTACACCAAAAGTGCCTACAGCTTTATTACCTTCTGCTGTGTTCGGTCCCCTTGTACCACCTTCTGTTAAATGCCATATTGCAAAAGCATTGTCTACCAAAGGGTTAATGGTGCAAAAATTGTTGGTTGGTGTATCTGTCGCTTGGTCTATAGCTGCAATATTTGATATAGTAAAATCTCCTATACCACTACTTGCTGAATCTTTGCCTAAATTAGAAGAATCATCAAATTTTAAATAAAAACCTTTGCTTCCATGTGAGCCTGTATATCTTTTAGGAATCCAGATACCAGTATCACTATCAAATTCACCAAAAGAAGTTTCATCTAATGCAGTTCCATTAACATAGTGTGTTTCTGCCATGTAGCCACTAAACCCATAATTAGAACCACCACCTGCATAAAAATAACCAACTTGATAATTAGCAGATGCCTGACCAATAGTGAATTCTTCATTTTGAGACATGCTAGTGTATGTAGAATTATCAAATTCTGTTTGTCTTACCCCATTGATATATATTTTTACTCTATCTGCCGCAGTACCTTGTGTTGTATCTAAAACAACAATTATATGATACCAAGCCGATCCATCCCTAAAAACTCGATCAATGTCAGCATAAACAGTGCTTGAACCATTATATAATGCAACTCTCAAAATACCATTGTTCAAAAAATGTATAGAAGTATTTTGACCAGCAAACATATACATGTAATCGAAGTCTGAGCCAAACTTCATTTTTTTTACCCAGGTGCTGTATGTCCAAGTTTTCATATCACCATCACCACTGTAATTTTTAGTGATATGCTCGAAATTAGAATCTTCTAGCTTTATAGAATTATCAATCTCATAAGGACCAGTAGATATGCTTCCTCTATTTGCTGTACGCTGTAGCGTTTCCATATTATGTTTGTGCTAGGTTTTGAACTCTACCAATTTCTTGCCAAACGCTGCCATTATAACGAAAGGCTAGTATATCTGTTTTGTTTGCGGTAGCTGTGATAGTAGGAGCTGTGCTGGAAGCAAATTCAAACACAGTATTGAACGCTATCGTTCTTGCTGTTCCACCTTGAGCTATTTCTACAGAAATAATCGCACCTTCTACAGCGTTAGTTGGTGCTGAGAAAGTCGTATTTTCTGTGGTTACATGATATGCGTTTGCGGCAGCTCTTGCGTCCCAAGCTACTGCATTAGAGCTTGAGGTAATAGCTACTTGGCTAATATTAGCTGAAGTAGAAGCTGTAACTTTTTTAGGCATAGTAACAAACTGGTTTTCATCTATTGAAATACCAGGAGTTGTACCTACTGCTGAACCAAGACCTATAACCAAATCATCAGCACTATCATCAAGTCCTACATAGTAGTCTTGAGCATTACCGTCAAATACTATTTTAGTATCTTCGGCTGTTGCATCACCTATCGTTAGCGTTGGGCCATTTAAAGTTAAACTGTCGGAAAGTTGTAAATCGGTAAGCACATCTAAAACTGCTGCTCCCGCACCTGCTCCGTCTAATTGAACTATAGCCACCTTGCCAGCAGCAATAGTTACGTTAGCTCCTGAGCCTTGTGAAATAATAATATTTTGAGATCCACTCGTAGCGTTTTCAATTATTTGAACTCGCTTCATAGTATTTGGACCAATCGTAATCGTACAAGCTGAATCTAACGTGCCTGTATATTTAAGATACATGGCTCGACCAGCATCTGCTGATCCATCTGCGACTGTAGTTGTATGAGTATCTGCGTTGGTGGTAATAGCTTCAGTACCTATACCGAGAGCTTCACCAATTAATTCTAAGTTGGTATTTGTAGAAGTACCCCAAGTTCCGCTTTCGTCACCTGTAGCGATTTCTTTGAGTCTTAAATTATTTACATAAGTTGCCATTTCTTACCTCTGAGCATTTATTATGCCATTTTAAATTGCTTATTGTATATTAAATTATGCAGCTACGTCTGTCCAATTAGGCGTTTGAGATTCATCAATATCTTGCCATTTAAATACATGTCCTATTTCTCCTGTAGCTGATACGCCTGTTATTGTAAAGTTGCATGCTGCGTTAACCGTTGGATTAACAAACGGGTCAGAACTACGAAGGTTGCCAAGAGTATCGCTTACACTAAACCTATTATCAGTTATGGTGCTAGGTGTGGCTACAGCTCCTGTTGCTGCTACACCTGTAACTGCAACATTAGCCTCACCATCTACATCTACTGATACTGAGCCAAGAGTTGATGTAAGCCCTGCAACTGATGCTACAGCTTGACCGTTTACTCCAGGCGCACCTAGAGCAGATGTGGCCGCTAGCCCACTTACGCTAATATTGTTAGTAGATACAGTTGTCGGAACTCCAACCGCTGATACACCAGCAAAGCCATTGACTCCAACTTCACCAGCAGCATCAACTGCTACGCCTCCATTAGTAATTGTGGCAGATAAACCGCTAGGTGATACTTTTGCTTTCGCTACAACTGATACAGTACCTAAAGCAGATGTTGCCGCCGAAGGCGCTGAAAGAGTAACGGGAATGGGTTCGCCCCAGGTTAATTGACCCCAGGTGCCTCGACCCCAACCGTTAATGATAGCCATTTAAGGCTAGGCGATTCTTATAATCGCTGTAGAAGCTGCTGCTGCTGGGAATACAATAGTGAAGTCTCCAGCGGTAGATGTTTTATCGCCACCAAAGTCAATTGTTGCTACTGATTTGTTACTGTCAGAGCTGTTATAAATCATACATCCTCTAGCAGTAATAGTAGCTGTACTAAAAGTCAAATCACCAAAATCAGTAAAGGCTGTAGTACCAGAACTTGTAGGTGCAACTTTAGTTAAAGTTCCTCCACCTGAAGAATAGTTAGTACCAGATGCTTGACCTGTAGTGGTGAAAGAAGTTGTGGTAGCTCCTAAAGTAGCTGATGAAGTATACAAAGCTAATTTAAACGCATCTCCATTGGTAGCAAAGTTATGATTGCCAAGAAGAAGCTCTTTCTTAAAGCTTGTTGTAAGTGTTGATGATATTGCCATAATATTATAGTTTCCTAATTAAATCGGCAGCCTCTTTTAAGCCTGCTTTATCTAATTGATTATTAATTGTAATCCTATCAGATTTTATAGCATTTTGCATATATAGTTCAATAAGTTTTTCTATATTGTCTTTGTAGGTCTGCACCTGTTTTTTTATTTCTTCAGGCGCATCATCACTAACATGAATCATTTTTTCTATACAACGCTTTGCCCAAAACTCAGTAGAGTGTCCTCCCTCATCTGTTGTATGAACCTCTATTACGCCTAGCTCTGGACCAGCTTTATAACTCATTACCATTTGTTAGGCTCTCCTACTTTATTTTTTTTAAGGTGGCTATCATTTCTATCAATTAAAACAGGTTCTTGCTCTTGTTTAAACTGTTGAACTTGGCTTCTTTTTTTAGCAATTAATATTCCATTTTCATCTGTAATAACAACCAAGGGGTCATCCAGCCTATGATAGCCATAAAGTTTTTCATCAGCAGGAACTGCTGTATCAAGCAAATAGCTTGTATGTGCAACTTCAACTTGGATGCCTTGATTCATAGCTTTGCTTAACCAAAACTCTACAGATGCTCTGCCTGATTCAGCAAAATGCAAATTACCTTTATAACTAAAATCAATTCCAAATAATTTTATTTTTGCAACCTTATTCCAAACAGCAAATGCTACTGCATAAGAAACTGTATTGTTTAAATAATGACAGCCACATGCACTTAACACTTCTTCAATCGGGTATTCTACTAACCCAGGACAACGATCATCTTTTTCGCATGTGTAAACTGGGCCTTCATGCTCTGTAAGAAGTTTAGACATACTATTGGTTTGGCCGCCCGCATCATCAGTATCTAAAAATCTAGAAGCTGGGTCCATCATAAACACCCTGTCATGAAATATAACAGAGGCTACTGAGTTAATAGCCCAAACCTCATCAAAATGAGCTCCATGCGATTTTGCTAAATTATAATCAAACCAACTACTACCCATTCCGACAATAGCTACGGTTTTACCTTCAAGTTTCTTGATTGGTTTCATATCTTCTCCTTTTTTAAAAACTAAGTAATCTGTGTTCTCAACGAATCATATCTGTATTCGTCTCTTCTTCCTCTTGCCTCTGCTTTATTTTTTAATCTTGCCATTTCTTGTTGAAATCTATCTTCGTATAGTTTCATCATATCAGCATCGCCTTTCATAAAAATATAAGCCTCAACTAGACATGCGTATAATAACCCATTTCTTGCATGTTCTGACATCCAAGTCCCTGTTGTATCTGTAACTAAAGAGTTAGGTTTATATAAATAGTGTAGCTCAGTTGTATAATTTTGATCTGGAACTGGAGCAATGATTAGTGTTGATTCTTTTGTTCCAGTATTTAAGTTTTTGTCAAAGTCACCATAATATAAAGGAAGACCTCTTGATCCTGAATCTGTTGGATCTGGAGTATATTCTTGCATAAAACTCGGATGTTTTTTATCAAGATAATAATATTTACCTGTACTATCTATACATGCAAGAGAAAAAGACAATTCAAAATCATCTGGTGCTGTTAAAAACCTAGAGCCAGCTGTCATAGATCCTTGAACATTTCTTCTAAAATAATCAAACTGAACTAATTCAAATATTCTTTCTTCTGCATTTTTAATAATATCATCTAAAGTATTAACAAAAGTTGTTTCAGAGTTTTCTGAAAAATCTTGAATTAAAGTTTTTAATTCTGATAATGTTAAAGGACTGCTCATATTAAGTATTTAATTGCCCACCCATACCTGAGTGGTTAGTACAGTAATAATAAAGCGTAGGTGCCCCTGATGCAACTTCTATCTGAGTATATGCTCCTGAGCTTCCAGGCGTTCCGCTTGTTGTAACTCCTGTTGTATATTCAGATCCACCAGCATGAGTTCCATTTGCAGTAGTTGAAATCCTTAAGGGATGATTGTTATTTGTACTATCAGACTGGTCAAATTTGTAAGTTTGTCCTTCTGTTAAAGAAAGGGTTGGAGCCCTAGACCCATCTATATAATAATAATTAGATCCATAATAACTAGCAACAGTTACTGTATAGGTTGTAACAGATGGACTAGGTGTTGGTGCAGGTGTTGGGCTAGGACTAGGTGTTACTGATCCATCTGTACTAACAGTTATACTTCCAATATCACCAGTTGATTGAGGCAATGAAAAATTTGAACCTATAATGCTTGAACTCATAAAGTGAGGTTTGTAAATATCATTATAAACAACGACAACTTGACCTTCGCCTACTTCTTTATCTGTATCTGGTCTTGGCTGATAAATTGCTTGAGAATCAGCTGGAGCTGTATGCGGTTCTAATTGAGGGTGTTTTGGTTCAAAGCATTCACTACAAACTTTAAAACCAGTCCATTCTTTTTTTAAGTCTTTTAAAGGATATTCAAACGCGCATCTATCGCATAAACCTACTGCAAATTTACCTGAAGCGTAAGACATGTTACCTCAAACTATTAAAAGGCCTAATTCTAAATGATGCTTTATCCTCATCAGTAGACATGGCCCTATCAAATTCTTCTTCGTATAATTGTTTTAGTAGTTGAGCTTTTTCTGGCGCTCTTTTAATTGCAATATAATATGCAAGACCTGCTGCAAAACAAGGATAAAACCTAAATGGCATATCCATTGTATTAGTTCCAGCGTCGGCATCATCCATTCTTACCATTTTGTTAAAAACCAAAATGTCTGTTGAGTTTTCTGGCGTAGGCCAAACTTTTAAAACAGGTGTATTTAGCTTATCTAAAAACCATTGAGACGGCATGCTTTGAGTTGTTTTATTAGGAATATTCAAATAAGAACTTCTACTTAATCTTTCTATAGAAATATCAGTTTGCTCTCCATTTGTTGTACGTCTTAAGACAACATCTAGAATGTCAATTACATTAGAATTTAAGGTGTATTCAGCCGTTCCTTTAGTAACAGTTTGAGTGTCTTGTTCTATTGTCCATTGGTTTAGACCTCTGTTAGCCCATTCAGCAAGCATTAAATTAATAGATCTTCTAGCAGTTTTTAAATCATAACCAGTTCTAAGTTCTAGGCCGCATCTTTCAAACGCTTCCTCAACGAACTCAGCTACATTCGGTTCAAAATCTGTACTGCCTGAAACTGACATTATTTTTTCTTTTTAGTTTTTTTTAAAGATCTTTCTATTTGAGCCGCTTGCTTTGCATGAAGCTTAGAAGCGCCTTTAAGTTCTTTTATTAATTTTCTTTTTTGAGCAACTGATAGATCAGCCATTATTCATCCTCGTTATATAAATTATCGAAAACTCGATTTACATCTAAGGTATAGTCTAAATCAGATTTAGAATAATGTATATGTTGAGATGGTCTAAAGTCAGGCGCCCCAGAGCCAACTTGGAACCAAGCTGGGTGTGTAACCCTAACTCTATTATTTGGCAGAGCAACTATATTTCCAGTCCATTCTCCTGCGTCTAATAACTCTAAAACATGACTGCTTTTATGCTGGGCAGGATCATCTGCTATCTCGCTTTCTGCATAATCAACAGTAAAGTAATATTTTGCTGGAAACATTTTACCGTCTATTTTAGCCAACCAAGGACAAGGAGTTGCCCTATCAATAACGTAGACTGAATTATGATGAGAAGAACAATCCCAGGGCTGAGCGTCATGAACTTGCATTGGCTCTGGCCATTCTTCAAAAGGAGTATCACCAACTAAAGCTGTAATTGGCATACGAGCCCACATAGCGCCACCATGAATCGTATCTTCTGGCTCGCCTTCTGCTTCAACACCAGTAAAAATTATATGGAAACTAAGACATCTGTTTGGCATTGTTGTAACGCCAACAGCCATAGCATGCAAAAACTCACCATGATACTTATCATGATTGTGCGTATATTCTTTCCTCACCCAACATTTGAAATGAGGAATATTACTATATAGATAAGACACTACTACTTATCCTTTTCCGCCCTTTTTCCCACCTTTTGAGTTTCCTTTAGTCATGCCGCCATTCCTATATCCTTTAGTCACGCCACCATTCCTATATCCTTTAGCCATACCGCCCTTAGACATTTTTTTTATTCCGCCTCTTTTCCCGCCTTTAGACATACCTTTGGATTTTATTCCGCCTTTTTTGCCACCTTTAGAGTAGCCTTTAGTTTTTTTAAACATTATTACTCCTAATATTCTTTAGTTTTCTTTCTTCGGTTGCTCATTACTTTACCACAACCTCTTGCTATATAGATATTTATAGGACCTCCTTTTGCTTTTTTTGTCCTACCGTCTTTCCAGCTAATTCTTTTGGAGCTGGTCTTTTTTTTGGCTGCTGATGTACATTGAGCTTTTGTTGGTCTACAGGCAGGATAACTTCTGCGTTTTTCACCTTTTTTTCTACCGCACGGCTTGCCAGTTTTACAGTCCACCCATCCTGTACCATCATTTTTAGAAAACCAATCTCTAAGTGTTTCTTTTTTAGCCATTAGCTTAATTTGGTTTTTGTTCTTTTGCCTGAAAGCATCTTGTTTAAACCTTTTGCTTTAACAAATGTTACTTCGCCACCAGCAAATTTTTTTGTTCTTTTCTTGCTATTGCCGTAATTAGCTGCGCCAACTTTTCTGCATTGGACTAATCTGCCACTAGCATATGCACTAGGCCAAACTTTCGCACTACGCTTTACTTTATGATAACAAGCATCTTTTTTTCCACTAGCCATTTAACATTTCCACCTTCGTCTTGCTTGACGTATTCTTGAGTTAGGATCATTTCTTGTTTTAGCTGAACTACGTTTAAGCTGTCCAAGAGATCTAGCGCAATATGATTTACGTCTTTTTGCAGCTTTGCTGCCTTTTTTAACTTTGCCTGTTACAGCTGTTTTTAATTTAGATCCAGGATTAGCTTTACGATAGGCTGCCACACCTTTTTTAGTCATACCAGCACCAGACTTGGTGGGGCGGTAATTAGCGCCTTTACCTTTAGTTGTTTTACGTATAGGTTTTGCTTTTTTTCGTTCTGCCATAACACTTAATATAGTAGCACTATAGAAGTGCTACTACAAAAATAAAAACTAAGAATGAAAAACAGTTACTCTGTCTATATTGCTTAATACAACATGAATACCATCTGAAAATAAAACCCCAGAATCTGGAATATTCATAGTTTCAGTATCATTTGCATTACAAGGAGCAATAAGAAGAGTGGTGCCAGTAACAGAACCGTCTCTAAAAGTTACAGTACCGTCAGAAGATCCTCCTGCGATAACATAACCTCTTAATCTAGATCTGCCTGCTTGCAAAACAGCTCCGCCAGTAGCGGAGCTGGTGCTAGTAGCTGTTTTTACATCTGAGCCTACAATTCTACCTGCCATAGTTAGCTCCTAAATTACGCGTCAGCGTATGGTGTAACTATAGTTCCTGAACCAATTAATAATGAATTATGAACAAGATATGTAGCAGTATCAATAGCTGTACAGCTAACAATACTTCCCACGATTCCACCTTTGGTTGAACCATTCATTGTTATAACATCATTGGATGCACCTGGAACAAAAGCTTTCTTTGTACTATCATCGATAGCGATAAGAATTGCACCTTTGAATTTATCAGTTCCATCAGTTTTAATATCAAGATCAGTAGCTGCTGTTTCAATATAGAAATTGAAAGTAGCACCAATATTGTTTGTCTGATTAGGATCTGTAGGATCGCTTGGTGTTGTTGATACGATTGAAGGCAAAGTAAATTTACCATCTGCATCGTTACACAACAAGATTTTCCCTGCATGTGCATCTACTGTTAAAGTAGTATCTGCGGTTAAAGAAACAGAGTTATTAACCCCTGCTGAAATAAATCCTGCCAAAGATTTGACTGGACCTGAAAAAGTTGATTTAGCCATTATTGTCTCCTAACTAAATATGTTGCGCCATCTTGGAGTAAGTCTGCCGAATCAGTTGGTACAACGGGTTACTTCGGTTTAGATAACTATACTACTTTAGAGGTCTTGAGGGAAGTTTTCTTTAGATTTTAAAATTTCTTCTCTGCATTTAAATAAAGCTTGATAAGACTCTTTAATTGCTGGATCTTTGCCAAACTCATCTATCATATCTTTACCAATCATCTCAACTAGAGCTATAACAGTTGTCATTCTGCCATCTATATCTTTTATTTTTTGAATATCTTTTGCTGTCATTGTAGATTCTTTTTTCTGTCTAATATTATAACCATCCAGCCAGTTTTTTACATTAATTAGTTTTTTGCTGAAGTCTGGATATGTTTCCCAGTCTCTTATTTCTTCTATATCTCGGCCGCAACCTTGACATCTTTCGTCAAAGGGAGCCATTGACGTTGAACAACGCCCATTGCAGGGTGAGTTAGCTAAGCTAATACTCATATGTAAACCAGTATTCATAAATATACCTCGGTTTACTCAAATTCTACATCAAGAATCTAATTATAGGTAGCTTTTTGTAAATTTTTGTATAAAAAAAGGGGAGCAAATGCTCCCCTTTTATCAATTGCTAAGAATTAAGCACCTTGAGAAGCGAAAACAGCTCTCCAATTGGAGAAACCGAAAGAGTATCTTTCTCTAGCTTTGTAACGCATGTTACCAGTATCGAAATCACCCTCTAGGGCTGTTGACATAGGACTTCTTTGGAAGTGTTTAAAGCCATCTGGACAATCTGTTTTTAAGAACCAAGCATCATTGTCTGTTAGATAGTGGTTAACCACATATCCATCAGGACACATACCCATATTCCTAATAGCGTTAATGTCATTGTCAGATGTACCAACTCTGCCAGGAGTGTTGATCAATCTATCAGCGACAAACTGCAATTGAGGTGGAACAATCAACTTCATACCTTTTAGAGCAATTTGTAATTGTCTGTCATCGGTTAAAGTTGAGATAGAAATTAACGCATCTTCTAATGAAGTTTCGTTAAGGTCTGTATATGTTGAAGGTCTGTTACTTGCAGTTCCGCCACCACCGAGAGGGTGAGAGCTAGAAACAAGTGGTTGACCGTCGCCACCAGTAAAATTACTGTCAAACGCATTGTTTAACACAGAAGCAGCTTTAATCTGCTTAGTGTTAGCCATAGATCTAGCCAAGGCTTTTGTATACCTTGAACCAAGTCTATCGTAAAGATTATCTTCTACAGCTTCTTCTGTAAGAGCAAAAGCTAAAGCAACAGTTTCATGGTTATAACGTGATGTAAAGCCTTCAGTAGCGTTATCAAACGATACTCCAGCTCCTTCAGCTTTAACTGAAGCGTTACCAAAACCAACAATCATTACTTCTTCTTCAAACGCTCTATCTGAAGATTCTGTTTCGTAGATTTCTTCGTGTTCAGAATCGTACCTTGCATACTCCATGCCGAAAAGGGCATTAAGACCAGGCTCTAGTTCTTTTGCTAATTGGGATCTATTAATAGCCATTATTTATACCCCTGTGGTTTGAGCATAGAAGTGCTCGTTAATTTTAACAATCAAGTTCACGTTTGTTGAAGCTGAACCAGTACCTAGGGTGCTGTTTTCAGGATCAGTAGAAACGCCCACAATCCTTAACTGAGCTGTAGTAGCAGCAGTAGTGCCACTAATTTTAACTCCAGAAATACCTGTTTGTGTTGAACCAGTTGAGTAAACAGAGTCAGCATTATTACCAACAACTGTTTGCACTACTGAACCAGTAGCAGCTGATTGAACTTCAAACAAGGCATTAGGATCGTCAACTATGAATGCCACCGCGTCAGATGTCACAGTTCCATTTGGCCAATACGATGAAAAAATCGTATCTCCGCTTGAGTCTGTATATTGACATCCTCTAAAGACTCCTAGTACAGGATTATCCGTAGCGCCAGCAACTAAAATAGTTCCCGCGTTGGTCATCTTCACTAGGTCGCCTGAAAAAATGTTTCCAGATGCACCAGAAGCAATTTTGTATTCGGTTACTCCTTCGCTGTTGTAGCCCGAACCAACTTTTCCTACTGGTTTTAATCCGAAAGGTGCATTTTGATTAGACATATTATTACCTTTAAATTAAATATTTATTTAACGGTATAAGAATTAACTTCTTTTACCGCCACCAAAAGTTACGCTTGATGTTCTCTGAGGTTTTAACATCGGAGAACTTGGATCTGATTCCTTTAATAGATCATTATCAATAGCTTCTTGTTGCTGTTGAGCACGGTCTGAGAAATAGGCGTTTCTTTCTTCACGTGTTTCATTCGGAATCTTAGCCAAAAGCAAACCACCCACGGATACAACACCAGCGTGCTTTCCATCATCAATCGAAGGAAGTTCAAAGTCTCCAATCTCATCAGCAGTTACGAGCTCAAAGCCCTCACGTAGCCTAGACATTACATTCTTTTTATCTTCCTGACCGACAATTTCGGCTCTTATCCACCTATAGGTATAACCTTCAGGTGCAGGTGGTGTCTCCAACATAGATGGGGGACGCCATGGTTTGCGAGCGTTCATAGTAGCTCGAGTATCAGCAGAACGAGGAGTTCTGTTATTAGTTTTTTTATTATCAGCCATATTTATTACCTTTTAATATGCTTAGCGTATTCTTGAACTGGTACATTTAAACGACGAGCCATTTCAACTTCGCTTTTGCTAAGTCTGACTTGTCGTTTCTTACCAGAGCTTTCTGACCTTCCAGCTGGAGCAACGGTTTGTTGCATCTTCGCTTTAGGTTTTGCTTCTCCACCGTCGTTAAACTTATGTGGAAATTCGACTCTAATACGTTTGTCTATCTCATCATAGTACATTGAGTCGCTAGGATCAAACCCTTCTTCCTCAATTAATTTCTGATGAATGTTAAAAGCGGCCATAGTCATGATTTCATCTTGACCAAACCACTCGTTTTTTTGTGCCCAACCTTCTGCAGCAGGGTCTGCTTGCGGAGGCGGAGCTTGAACTTGTTCTTGAAATGCTTGTTGATTTGGAACTTCTTGATACTGAGGCTCTCTTTCAATTTGCATTCTGTTATTAGCTAATTTACTTTCTTCAACAGTAATCTTATCAAGAATTTCTTGAGCTTTTGTTACCTTGTCCCAGTCTTGTTCTTGATAGGCTCCTTTTAAAACAGTATTAGCTTGAGCTCTTTGAGACTTTAATCTATTTTCAGCTTCACCATAGTAGTTTTTATTTAACTCAGATGTGCTGGTTTTTAAATTTTCATTCTCTTCTTGTAAGCTTTTTGCATACTCGTAAGCAGATTGAGCGGCACGCTCTTGCTCACGCATTTTTTTGGTTAAGTTAGCAATACGCTTTTGAACATTTTTTGAATAGTTCTCTAGTTCGTCTTGCTCTTCATCCTTTTTAGTTTCCTCTTCGGGAACCTCTTCTACAGCGGCTTGCTCCTCTTGATCTTCCTCTGGAACATCAAGTTCTACAACCTCGCCTTCCTCAACCTCTTGTTCTGGAGCTTGATTATTTTCTTCTTCTAGCATGAGTCCTCCTCACGTTTACAGCGTGACGATATCATCGGGATCTTGAATGGTCGCGATAACTTCGTCGTCGTTAATAATACGGCATTCTGCATCATCGCCTAACTTAAAGCGAGCTCCAGCATACCGACCAATTAGCACCCATTGCTTCTCTTCACACCAAGGTGTGTCTCCAAATTTGTCTTTGTCTTTATAACAGAGCGGGCCCATTTTAATCACATACGCGACTACTGAGGCCAAAGCTTCTCTGTCAACTGATTCTTTTGTTAATACAATTCCACCCTTAGATACACCTCTGCCTCTGTAAGGAAGAATCAACATTCTCCATCCAGTAGGACTAGGCATTCTTTCTATTAAGGTTTTATCAACCAAGGTAGGATCTAAAACACGTTCTTCTGCGCTGACAAAAGCTTTGTCAACTTCAGATTTGTTTTCTTCTGCTTTTGTTTCTGCGGCTTTGTCGTTTTCTAATTCAGCTGCAATATGGTCAGGTACCAATACTTTGTTCTTCGTCATTTTCTTCTATCCTCTCTAGCAACTCCCTAAGTTCTTCCTCTACGTCAACGAGGGAATTGTAACGCCCACGTAGATATTGATAGTCGTCGAAAGATTGAACACCATTGAGTAATTGACTCTGGGTATCGTCTTTCTTCTCCTTTAGCCTTTTTTTTAATTGGTCAGCTACCCAAATCGTTGACATTAATAAATGCCAGAAAACTTACCGCCGAACTCAGCAGCGCCCATACCTCTAGCTTTGCCTTTACCCATTCCTGGCTTTGGCGAAGCGTCAGCAGAGAAAGTGCCTTCATTATTTTTAGAAGGGACAGTTCCTTTGTTGCTGTATGATAGTTTGTTTTTGTCTACTTTTATATTTTTAGCCATTTGTTTACCTAAATTGATCGAACTGTTTTAGACCGATATCAATCAATTTTAATTCTTTTTGTTGATCAAGTCTATCTTGAGTCGTATCGTCCTTCATTCTAGCAATATCTCGCTGGGCGTCAATACGTTCTCGGTCTATTTGATCTTGTCGGGATTTTTCCTCTGCACGCATTTGCTCTTTAACGGCAAATTGTTCTTTGTCTTGTTGCAACTCTTGACCTTTGAGTGCTAACTCTTGTTTTCTAATTGCTACCAACGGATCTTCTTGCGGCGGAGTTGCTACTTGCTGAGCAAACTGAGCCATTAGATCGGTCATTATTGGCGAGCTAAACTGCGCCAACAGTTCGTTGGCTTGTTGATTGAGCGCCGCCGCGTCAACAGGTGTGGATTGTTGGGCTTGTTGCTGCAATTGTTGATATTGCTGCATGGCCTCGGGCGGCATCTGTTGTTGCGCGATCAAGTCAGCTTTCATTTGTAAGTGCTGCATGATATGCGAATGTATGTTTGCTTGAATCTGAGCGTTCATTTGAACTGGTTGCATGTTCAACAAGTTAACGTGAGATGCAATATGAGCATCATGGTTTTGCTGAATAAATGCCTGCGCTGTTCCACCCATTAATAAGGTGCTGTTTTCCATTCCAGACTCAATCGGTTTAGGTTGAGTGTCTGGGGGTGGAATTAATAACGCATCAATATTGTCTGTTCCTAACGCAGCATACATTCTGCGATAAGCTTCATACATACCATTTGGACCATGAATCTGCGGATTGGATTGAACCAATTGCATCATTTCTTGAGCCATAATAATTCTTTGGCTGGTAGAGAATATGTCTGGGTTAGAGACAGGGAATACATCTACTCTATCGTCAAAGTCAGCCTGCTTAATTTCCATCTGTCCACCCGATACAGCATATGGATATGCTTCGGGTAAACTTTTGGCAAAAATATCTGCTAATAAATTAAACTCTTTCTTTTGGCCTGCATGCAAACGCTTATGAATCGCAGATAAAACCTTGGTAGATTTTTCTAACAAAGCAACCGTCGTTCCTACAGGTGCTTGCGAATTACCTTCGCCTACATTTATCTCAGCAATAGATGCAAATCGTTGGCCGCTTTGAACCAATAAGCCTAATAAAGAAAGTAAAGTTCCGCTTGGTTCTTTAAATGGCAAAGGTTGAATTGCGTCTCGCAAAGATCCTGCGGGTGCATCCACATCTCTAAACTCACCTGGTTGAATCGGAGAATCTTCGTCTCTAATTCTAATACCCCTAGTTTTAAAACCAGCTGGCAAGTTAGCCAAAGTACCAGCATCAATCAATTGTCTAACGATTGAAGTTGAGGCTTTGGATAAACCACCAATCATATGAGTTAAGCCAAATCCGTAGAAGCCTAAACCAGGCAAGAACTTGAAGTGAACGAAGTATTCGATTTTATTTTTCATCGGATCGTCTTCTTCAAAGTTTCTACGAATAGATAAAATGTTTTCGCTGTTGCTATCAATTGTTACGATGTAAGGCAACTTAACTTCTGTATACTCGCCCTCTTCATTTACATCTTCAAACCCTTCAAGGTCTAAATTACAATGAACTTCGTAAAGATTAGAAACTTCACCTGTATCGTAAGATGGTTCCATTCCTTCTAGCTTTTCTATTTCTTCTTTAACGCCAGATGCGTTTGATAGATCGCTGCCATCACTTACTCTTACGTCTCTATAAAAACCAATTGCTTGAAGTTTTTTAACTTCGTTTTCTGGCATCTTAATCACGTGAGTGATTCTTGGGCAAGATTCTAGATCGGTTGTATAGTAAGGAACAATTAAATCTTCGGGTGCAACAAACTTAGAAACAGGTCGTTGCAAAGTTTCATCGTAATAAACTTTCTTAAAAGCAGAGCCTGCTAAAGGCAAATAGAAAAGCATTTGATCTAGATCTTCGTCGTACTCTTCCATCACGTGAACTATTTGATAGTTCATAAATTCTTTAACACGTTGGGCTTGTTCTTCTACAGCTGAACTATATTCACCAACCACTTGAGTTTTAACTGGGCCTTGCGGGGGTAGTAATTCTTTGTAAGCCTGCGCTTGGAACTGAGTTACAGATTCGCCAAGCAACGGATGGATAACACCACTTGCACCCTCAAAAGGTTCAGACCTGCCATCATCAAACTTCATACCTAGATACTTGAGTCCATCGGTATAAGTTTTTTCCCAATCTTTTCTAGCAGACTTGTCGTTTTCTATCGCGGCTGTTAGCTCAATATAAATTTTACTTAGCTCATTTTGAGAAACAACTTCGGCTAGGTTTTCGCTAAAACCAACAGCCCCCATTTCTTCTTCCATCTCACCCAAAATAACTGAGCCATCGTCTTGAACTTGAATGCCCTCTTCTTCGTCTAAACCTTCTAAGATTTCAATAATTTCATTATCAATATCTTCGGTTGACCTTTCAGTTGTCATATCTTGCATGTCTTCTACTTCTTGAGCAGGATCGGGTGTTTGTCTTTCTATTGCCATTAGTAATAAACTCTCTGTCTAGGTTCGCGTTCTTCGTCTTCGTAATCACTATCTAAATTTACAAAACCGCCCTCGCGGAATCGCATCAACGCTTGAGTCATAGTATCACATAAATCATCGTGAGCTCCAAACGGAAATGATGCACATTCTTCAATCATATCCTCGGCAAATGCCATATTCGGAGCATACACCATACCAGACTCAAAGATGGGAGCAACCGAGTGCATTCTTGTTGTTTTATCATGACCTCTAGTCGGCGAGTAATTTACTACAGGTATGCCCATTCGTCTTAGCTCATGGGTAAGCGGCGTGCCACTTGCTTTGGCTTCAATCAAAACCATATCGGTTTCCCAGTATTGATACTCGCGCATCGCTATTTCTTTGAGTTCGGGGAAGTCCCACCTGCCTTTTTGACAATCCAATAACATGACGCAATCGGGCGAATCTTCGCTGGGTCTAAAAACGCCCCAAGTTGAGATAGCCGAAAAGTCAGCCGTTTCTTTTTTAGAAAACGCCGTATCATAAGACTGCATAATATATTGAACGGAGGGTAAAGAATCATGCTTCCATCTTTGCCACCAGTCTCGTTTGATAATCGAACCCTCTTCAGCGGTCGGCGTTTGCATCCATTGAGCATTCCACTTCATTCCAGGTAAAGACGCTTTAACTTTCTGCAATTCATCTAAAGCCCAATACTCGGGCCAAAGAGGTTTTTCGGTATCGGGGAAGATGGCAGGGAACTCTATCACTTCCCATTGGTCAGCCAAAGGTTCTTTTTGCGCGTCTAGTAATTTAGCGGTTAGGTCGATCGAAGACCAGCGCGTCATCACTATTACAATTGCACCTTTAGGCTGTAAACGCTGGCGGGGTCCAGAAGTGTACCACTCGTAGGCAGACTCTAAAGCAGTCGGCGAAAGTGCATCCTGTTCAGAATGCGGATCGTCGATGATTAACAAATCCGCACCCCGCCCAGTTACAGCTCCACCCACACCTGCTGCAAAGTATTCGCCACCCTTATTGGTTTCCCAACGTCCTGCTGATTTGTTATCAGCCTGCAAACTGACATCGGGAAAAACTTGTTTGTATTCTTTTTGATCCATCAAGTTACGCACCTTACGACCGAACCTAACGGCGAGTTCACCCGTATGGGTCGTCTCCATTATTTTCATTTTAGGTTTGAGCCCCATCACCCAAGACGGAAAGAAGGTCGAAGCAAACTCAGATTTGGTATGTCGAGGCGGCATGTTAACAATCAAACGATTGATTTCACCTCGAGCAACTTGTTCTAGCTTTTCTGCAAATATCTGATGATGACGACCGCAGACAAACTCTGGCCACATGTGATTGACGTAACTCAAAAAAGATTCTTGACACTCATCTTGCGTTGAGTAACCGTCTTGCTTTTCTAAAAGCAGCAGGGCTTCTTTGAGTTCAGCCTCTGTAAGTTTGGAAAAATCCATTTATTTACTTTGGTATATTTTTCTAATCTTTTCTTCTAATTCATTTAATTGTTTTTGAAATCTTTGACCGCTTTTAATCGCAGCATTCATCATATAGTTGCCTTGATCTATAGCGTCAGGGTCAGCTTTAGATGCTAAGTCTTGACCTCTATCGTAATTAAATTTTTGTTTATCTATTAATTGTTTGATTTTATTTCTTTTAGCAAATAAAGGCTTGAGTTGCATTTTAATTGGAGTAGAAATAACTTTTAATTTTTTGGTTGGGTCAGCCATCATCATTACAAACTCATCCAAAGGATTAGGTTTATACCTTTCCATTATCGGATTGAATGGTTCAATAGTACCTAGATCGAAAGTACTTGGGGGAGCCTCAGTTACAGGCGCTGATTGATTCAGCATCTGTAAAAGATTTTCTATATTGGTTGGCTCGTTGGCCATTGCTAAGCTAGTTGTTCTAGTTCTGCGTCGATACCATCTTCAGGCATCGATTCGGCTTCTGCCATCTCAGCTACAAGTTGGAGAACAGTACCAATATCTTCATCGTCGAGCCCTTGCTCTCTGAGGAACATTATTACCTCTTCTTCGCTTGCGCCTTGCTGAATCATTTGGACAACCATTGTTACAAGCTGATCGATCATCTCCATTTCTGGAGCCATCTGCTCTAGGTCTTCCATTGCTCCAGATTCTTCAGAATCCATACCGCCTAACATGGCATCTATTTCATTTTCTTGAGTCATCATTTCGCCTCCCTCGGCTTTAAGTTGAACTCCTCTACCAATTAATACGTCTTTAAAAGTTGTTTCTCCGTCTCCGCTTAAATCTGGGAAATCATCTGAGTCAGCCTCATCACCCTCAGCCATCATCATACGTGGCTCAGCTGGAAAGTCTTGTTGTAAAGTTCTGCCCGCCATCATTCCAACAGGTGAAACCTCTGGAAGGTCTTGAGTCATCGGCATCTCGCCCATCGGCAAAGGCTCTAAAGCTGAAATGTCTATTTCTGCTCTTGGTATAGGTTGGGGTGTTCCAATCATTCTATCGTAAAATCCAAGAGATCCGCCTAGAAAACCTATACCTGGCGTACTTGGTCTTCTTGGCATACCCATATCGCGTTGTTTTTTTAACCTGCGAATGGCTTCACCTAATCCGAATCCAAAACCGCCACGTCTTGGCATTCTACCTCGAAAACGCATGTCTCCTATCATACCTGGACGTCTTGGCATCTTACGTATATTGCCAATCATCATATTGTTAGGCCGTATTTGTTTCTTAACTCTTTTAAATGCTTTACTTAAAAATCCCATATCCTTTCCTCGGTTGCTTTATTCTAACACTCAAAAGTTTAAAAAGTATAGAAAAATTTTGGGGGGTATGGGTACCCTTTTGTTTATTTGGATTTGATCTGGGGAAAAAGTGTGAATAACTTTTTTGTCTCAGGATTTTTTTTGGCTGGAAAAAATTTTTTTAGGGCAGGCAAAGTAAAGATCTTGGAGAAGATAGATTGAACGAAGTGCAAAAATACCTTACCTGCATACGAATGATATATGAGGGATAAAAAAAAGGCAATCTTTAGATATGAGAGATTGAGTATGTGTTTTATTGTTCTTCTCTGCACCTGACGGAGTCCCAATATACAATATGGGGTGTGGCCTTTTGTTTTAGTCCCGTTTCATTCACCCGTTTCATATCGTATAGAGTCCCTTTATTCAAGACAAAAAAAAGGCGGGTTGTCCCGCCTTAGTTTCCCGATAGTTATTTATATTGTTTTAGATGTCGAATTGTTCAAGACTTCGGTAGCCTTATTCAATCCAATATAATCGCACATATCTAAGCGTTTCTTTTGATCGGCAACGCTTAGAGAATCCCAATCGCTAGGGAAAGAGATTCCCTCTTGAGTAAGGTAAAATCTTTTCCTTTGCTCGTTACTTGCTCGGATTGATTCCTCTGTTTCAGCATTTGCCATAATTGAAAAGATAGAGGATATTGCCGAGATATTAGCAAGAGGTAATCTTTCTTTTTCAAGCAATTGAGCCTTTCCTAATATCTTTCTTGCAAGTTCGTCAAAGTTCTCAACCCTTATATCCTTATTAGGATTAATCCAATACAAATGCCTTGCAGTTGTATTAGACCAATAATTAACGCTAATTAAATCGTCAATAGCTACTAAGGTCTGATAACTAAAAAACAACTTATAGCCATCTACTGAATGGCTATAAAGATTTTTTGTTGTTCTTAGATAATCGGGTTTAGTTCCTTTCAAATCTATTTCACTTTTTAAAATACTCACTTTGAACCCCCTTGAAGATTTTTCTTATATTTATCAATAACTTTCTTATTGTTTGGGTTGTAGTCAATAAGCAATTTTTCAACCGCTTTTGATTTACTAGCCATTTCTAAAAAAGCCTTTTCTATTTTCTTATCGTTCATTTTTTACCCCCTATTAAAATAGTTTCAGTTCTTGCGATAAAGTCATTCAAGGTTTCATTCTCGAATGAGTCAACGGTTACGCGATCAATAACCGAGCCACCTTTTAGGCGGAACAGATGACAAGAGTGCGTTTTATCGGGATTAGACCAAAATGCCCGTCTAATTCCGTCAACCTCGAAATCATCCCCTTGAATGATTTGCCCTTTGACGATATGACGCGATCCCCTAAAAGTATTGGAGGGTTTAAAAGTGCTATTTAGCTTATTCATTTTTTTTTCCTATAAATGCCCTTGCGGGTAAGTAAATTATAGCAATTTTAGGCCTTTTTTTCTACTTTTGGCCGCCTAGCAGCCGTTAGCCTTGCGGAGCTGTCATTTTCTATAATTCCAGGGATAAATTTTTTTATTCTTGGCCCTCTTTT